TCATGCTTTGACCGCCAGCTGGTCGATCAGAAAGGCCGCTTGAGCGCGGAGCGCCGCCAGACCACCATGGTTGGCCACCCGGTAGTACGGGACACGGCCGATGGGTGCTTCACTCGGATGCTCCTCATCGCCGGTGGTGAGGTCACCGCGGGCCTGTTTGCGCGCTCGACGTGTGTCTTCGGGGGCGTGGACCTCGATGAGCAGGAAGCCAAGGGCCACCAGCGCGTCGACGTCGGGGGCGCGCATGTCGTCGCACACCATCACGGTGGCGGGAGCAGCGGTGGCCACCTTGGCGGCGAACAGGTCGGTCAATGCGGTGGGATTGATCCGACGCAGATGCCCGGCCAGGTCGTTGAGCAGCAGCCCATCCTGCACAGCAGGGGAGAGCAGGGGGCGTCCGGCGACCGTGTGAATGAGTGCCTGCAGCTCATACAGGGGCGCACCGACTTTGACGATCGTGGATGTCACCCCGGCCGCGTCGAGCTGCTTGGTCAGCAGGCGGGCGAAGGTGGATTTACCGGCGCCGGGCAAGCCGTGGAGCGCGAGTCTGTGCATGCGAAACCAGGCCCCTTCACGGGCGTGCGATTAAGGAAAGCCAGACTGAGAAGCACATCATCGAGAGCGTGCTCTCATGCCTTTCACCAGTGCTGATGGCTATGAAAACCTGATGTCACAAGGCTGACTAGAGGTTGTCTGTAGTCTTTTCGCGCAGCCGCTGTAGCCTCTCGCCCGCGAGCGCTAGGCGATCAAGGCGCGGGTGCGGGATCGTGAGAGTACTGGCAAGCACACCCACCCCTGGGGAGCAGCCGTATGACGGAACCACTCAAAGATCATCCATTGGTGATCTTGCGTGCTGAGCTCGGTCTGTCGCAGGCCGAGTACGCGAAGAAGCTGGATGAGGTGCATCAGGCACTCAGGCTCGGGGGGCTGTCGCACCGGCGACAGAAGATCTACCGCTGGGAGTCTGGCTCGGTGGTCCCGCAGGCTTCCGCGCAGCGGGCGATTGCAGAACTGCATGGGGTACCGGCTGCGCTCGTGAAAGCGATGCCGTGGCCGGAGTGGCTGGCAACGGCATGCCACCAGATACAGGGGTCTCCCTGCTATGGGGATCAGGCAGCTACGGTAGGAGTGCTGACTGATCTGGCACGGGGAGGCGCGGTGGACCGACGCGAGTTTCTGATCATGACGTCGGCTGCTCTCGGCTCCTCCGTTGCGGGCTGGCAAGAGGCCATGGCCGCGATAACCAGCCCGGTCTCGACCGGTCGGCGCCGCATATCCGCGCCGATGGTGGATCACCTTGAGGTCCGCCTGGATCGCCTCCGTCATCTCGACGACGCCCTGGGCAGTGCCCACCTCCGCGACCTCGCGATGGCCGAGTTCTCATTCATCGTCGGGCTGGTCAAGGATGCGCGCTTCGACGGACCCACCAGCCGCCGCCTGTACGCAGCCGCCGCCGAAGCCGCTCGCTGCTGCGCCTGGGTCCACTTCGACGACGGCTTCCACGCCCAAGCGGAGAAGTTCTTCGACGCGGCGCTGCGCGCCTCGGCTACCGCAGGCGACGCCCTCGTTGGCGCGTACGCGCTGTCTTTCCGAGCCATTCAGCATTACACCGCTGGAGATCCATACGACGCCGTTGCCCTCATCGAAGCTGCTCAAGTCCAGACGAAAAACAAAGCCACTCCCCGCTTCCGCGCGATGCTCGCCGCCCGTGCCGCCCGCTCCTACTCCAAAGCTGGCGATCGGCGCGCCTGCGCTCGCGCGCTGCACCAAGCACGTGATCTACTCGCCTTCGGGCCGCACGCCGATGATCCGCCCTACCTGTATTGGGTAACCCTGGGCGAGGTGGAAATGATCGCTGGCTCGTCCGCGCTTCAGCTCGGCGACCCCCATGAAGCAATCCGCCGATTCGACGCCGCGATTGACGCTAACTACGCGGGAGACGACCAGTATCCGCGCACGCATGCCATATATCTAGCGCGCGCCGCGGATGCTCACCTGGCACTGCGCGACCTGGACCAAGCGGTCGCGGTCGCCGACCATGCTGTCCGCTGCCTCGGTGGCGTTGACTCGGCCCGATCGACAGCGACTCTGGACGACTTGAGGGGCAAACTCGCTAAACACCGGCATGTGGCAGTTGTCCGAGACTTCCTTGACCTCACCGCTTAACCGAGTAAAAGCACTAACTTCGCCCAGTGGCCCGGCCCAGCGCGACGACGCCGCTGCGGGAGCACCGGACGATGATCACCGACCAAGATTGGCCGCAAGAACGGCCGTTGATACTTCCCGGTCTGTATGCGGTGCCCGACCCTAGTCCCAGAATCAGCCCAGACCGGCGCGGGACTTCGGCAACCGCTCTCCACATCACCTTCCCAGATCGGCTAGAGCCGCCCGCTAGGCTGGCCCGTGCGCCGCTGAGCTGAGGGCCGGGCACCCTACGTCTTCGGGGGCCCGTGACGTGACCAGCTGCCAGCCCGGTGGTTCCAGGTGAGGAAACCGCGTGAACTCGTCGCGGCGGCTCAGCGTTGGGCCGCCCGCCGGTTCCGAATCACCCAGCCGGACCAGTCGTGGCAACACCGAGCGTGGAGTTACTACGACACCACCCCGGAGGTGCGGTTCGCGTCGAAGTGGATCGGCAACGCCATGGGCAAGGGCCGCCTGTTCGCTGGCGTCCGCGACGAGGACGGCACCGTCAAGCCGCTACCTGACAGCCACCGGGCATCCGAGCTGGTGGCGTCCATCGCCGGCGGCCCGGCTGGGCAGTCGCAGTTGCTCGCCGCGTTCGGCCCGCACCTGGTGGTCGCCGGCGAAGGGTGGATCGTTATCCGTCCCACTGAGGACGCCCGTACCGGGCAGCGCACAGGCGAGGACTGGCGGGCCCTGTCGGTGCTAGAGGTGACATCGAAAGGCCAGGACCTGGAGGCGGAGATCGACGGCGAGCCGGTTCCGATCCCGCCGCATGACCCGTCTAAACCCGCTGACCCGCTGGCGCCGGCCGCGATCCGCGTGTGGGATCCGCACCCGCGTCGGCATATCGAAGCGGACTCGCCGATCCGGTCGTCGCTGGGCCTGCTGGAAGAACTACGGCTGCTGAACGCGGCTGTCGCGTCGATCGCCCGTTCCCGGCTGACGGGGCGCGGCGTGCTGCTGGTGCCGCACGGAACCCGGTTCCCGTCCAAACCGGGTGTGCTGGACGGCGAAGAAGACGACCTGATCGACGTGTTCATGCAGGTCGCTGAAACCGCGTACAAGGATCCCGAGAGTGCGGCGGCCGCAGTGCCGATCATTCTGGAGGTGCCGGCCGACGCGATCGGCAAGATCGAACGGGTGACGTTTGAGTCGGACTTCGACGACCTGGCGGCGAAGCTCCGCGAGGAAACCATCCGCCGATTCGCCACAGGTTTGGATACTCCGGCGGAAATCCTGTTGGGCACAGGTGAAGTAAATCATTGGTGTACGGTGCGCCATGTGGAAATCATGACGGGGTCGGGTTGGAAGACCTACGACCAGCTCACGGTCGGCGAACCGGTTCTGACTCTCAACCACGAGACCGGACTGTCGCAGTGGCAGCCCCTCACCGCCGTCAACACCTGGGACGTCGTCGACGAACCCATGATCAAGATCAAGGGCAGGCGTCATACCTCGATCACGACGGCCAAGCACCGCTGGCCGCTCGTCACCGGACGCAACCGTGCCCGCGCCTGGACGACCAGCGGCGAGCTCGCCGACGCCGCCCACCACGACGGCCCGGACACGCAACGCCAGGAGTACCTGGTGCTGGCCGCCCCGAACGCCGACCTGCCCACGGAGCCCAAGTACAGCGACGCCCTGGTGGAAGCGGTCGCCTGGTACTTCACCGAGGGAACCTCCGGTGTCCGGCAGGGCCGCAACACGCCGAAGGTGTCCATCTACCAGTCGCACCACGTCAACCCCGGCAACTGCGACCGCATCATGCGCGCCCTGACGGCCCTGTTCGGCCCGTCGAGCGAAACCCTCGACAAGGGCGGCCGCTACGCCAGCCCCGAATCGGTCGCCCGCCGCGACGAAGCCAAGCGGCTGAAGGCCGAAAACCCGACGATGACCAACGCCGACATCGGCCGCCGGCTCGGCGTCTCCAAGGTAATGGCCGGCAAGTACCTCGCCGGCGACAGCAAGACCCGCGACGCCATACCGCGCTGGCGGATGACCATCTCGGCGAATGGCCAGCTGACGGAATTCCGGCTGAACTCGGCCGCCGCCGAAGTGGTGGTCGAGCACGCCCCCGAGCGGATCGTCACGCTCGACTTCGTCCGCTCCCTCACCGCCGCCCAGCTGGAGCTGTTCATCGACACCGCGATCCGCGCAGACGGCCACTACATGCAGGGCAAGACGCCAGTGTTCGGGCAGAAGAACCCGCGCATGTGCGACGCCTTCGAGCTGGCTCTGATCCTGTCTGGACGCTCGTCGTACCGGACCGAGCACAACGGGTGGGGAACGTCCGCGTCAGGGCCGCGCAAGAAGACCCAGCACATGGTCATCGGCTCCGACCGGGCGACGTTCGCGCCACGCGGCCGTAGCTTCACCGAAGAGCTGTACACCGGCACGATCTGGTGCCCGACCACCCCGAACGGCACATGGCTGGCACGCCACGAAGGGACGGTGTTCTTCACCGGTAACTCCGGCTGGCAGCTGAAAGAGGAAGCGATCACTTTGGCGGTGGAGCCGCGCCTGGGCACCCTCGCTGACGCGCTGACCACGCAGTGGCTGCGACCCACCCTGGAAGACGAAAACCACCCAGAGGCTGAGCAGGCGCTGGTCTGGTACGAAACCAGTTTGCTGCGGATCCGCGCGAACCGGCCGCAGACCGCGCTGGAGGTGCACGACCGCGGGGTCATCTCTGATCAGGCGCTGCGCCGGGAGACAGGGTTCGACGACGACGACGCGCCCACCCTGGAGGAGAAGCAGGCCCGCGCCGCCCGCGACGCCCGAGAGGAGCCGATCGGGCGGGAGCCGGGGCTGCCGGTCGACGAGACCGAAAACATGCCGGACACACTGCCCGCTGCCGCAGCCGTGCACGACCCGGCGGGGACGCTCGCCCACATGGACCGCAGGGGGCGCGACCTGGTCGAGCAGATGAAGCGCCGGCACGGCCTGAACGACGATGAGCTACGGGATGTGCTGTATGGCCTGGTGCTGCTGCACTCCAAGGAGACGTGATGGGCGGGCGTGATCCGCGGGCCGGGCAGCGTGATCAGGTGGCGCGGGCTTTGGCCGGGCTGGAACCCATGGTGGGGCGCGCTGTGCGGGCAGCGTTGGATCGGGTCGCCGCCCAGTACGCGGCCTCCCTGCGAGCATCCACCGCCGTAGGGGATCTGGTGGCTCAGGGGGAGCCGGTTGATGACGCTGACGCGCGCCGCGTCTCCGAGTTGTGGGCTGCGGCGCTCCTCGTGATCGTGCTGGCGTTGCTGACCGTGTTCGGCGCCGCCCTGGTGGCGGCGCGGCGGGCGCTCGGCGTGCCCGACCAGCAGCCCAGCACCCCGCCGCCTGATCCTTCGCCGGTGAAGGCCGGCGAACCGGACCGGCCTGCTGACATCCCAGACCTGGTCGACCTGTATATGAACCGGCCGCTGGAGTTGCCCGACGTGGTCCGTGACTACCTGCTCGCCGCGGAGAACCGGCTGCGTGACGTCGGCGACAGCCTGTGGCGGGCGGCCCGGCAGTCCCTCGCGGACGGGGTCGCCGCCGGCGACACCATGGACGGGTTACGGGCTCGGCTGCAGGCCACGTTCCGGGAAGGCGGAGCCCAGCTGGGGGAGGCCCGCGCCGCCCGTATCGCCCGCACGGAAACGCTGGCCGCGTGGAACTGGGCGGCGTTGCATGTCGCCCGCTCCCAGCCGTCCGGATCGCGGCCGCTGTTCAAAAGCTGGCTGGCGACGCTGGACCTGCGCACCCGCGACGCGCATTTCCGCGCTGACGGGCAGGTGGTGCCGTTGGACGGGGTGTTTCGTGTGGGCGGCGAGTTCCTCGACTTCCCCGGCGACCCGATCGCTTCGCCGGGCAACACGGTGAACTGCCGGTGTGCGATGACGTTCCATTCCGAGGAGTCGGCCGAGCCGCCGCCTGACACCGGCCGGCAGGGGCTGTCAGACCAGGAAATCAACGATGTCGTCAACGGGTTCGAAAAGCGAGGGGTTGTGAGGGACATTAGTGCCGCTTCGGGCGGCCCGTACACGGGGGCGATGGTGGCGTTGGTGCCGTCGCAAGCCGACATCGACCGGCTGTTGGTCGACGACGGCGAACTCGCCGACGACCTGCACCTGACGCTGCTGTTCCTCGGCGACGGCGACGACGTTGACGCCGAAACCCGGCAGGAGATCGTGGACCGGCTGCGGGGGTGTGTCGCGGAGCTGCGCGACGTCGACGGTGTGCCGCTGCCCGTGCAGGGCGACGGGTTCGCGCTCAGCGCGTTCAACCCGGGTAGCTCCGAGCCGGACACGGCGCTTGTGCTCGGCGTCGGCGGCGAACACCTCGCCCAGGTGAAAAACGCGGTGACGTACTGCGTCGGCGACGTGTACGCGTTCCCGGCCCAGCACACCCCGTGGGTGGCGCACGTCACCCTCACCTACAGCGACGACCTGGCCCAGCTTGCCGGGCTGGTCGACCGGACCGGGCCGATCACGTTTGATCGGCTGCGCGTCGTGTTCAACGGCGACATCACCGACATTCCACTCTCGGCTTCTGAAGGAGACGCCATGCCTGACCAGGACCTTTCCGCTGCCGCGCAGCCGCCCCGCCGCTGGTCCACGCCGGGCGAGACGGCGCTCGCGTTCGAAGACGAGGAGACGGGGGACGGCCGGATTTTCGCGCCGCGCGCCCTGTACTGGGACGGCGAGTCGTGGCCGCTGCAGTACGCCGACGAAATGCGCGGCGGCCACCAGGGCGCTGTCCTCGCCGGGGAGATTCAGCAGATCAACCGGGTAGGTGGCCGTATCACCGGAGGCGGCGTCCTGTACCCGGACCGGGGCGCGGGGCAGGCGGCGATCGACCTGCTGGAGCAGCAGGCGCCGCTGGGGGTGTCCGTCGACTTGGACGACGTCGACATGGAGCTCGTCGACCGGCGCCGCCGCGAAGAGCACCCAGCTGAGGACGAGGTGGTTTTGCTGGCGTCCCTGAAGGAGGCGTCGGTCATGCAGCTGCCGGGCGGCGCCTGGTCGGTGCGAGCCACCCAGGTGGTGGAGTGGACGACCGGCGAGCAGGGGGCGATGAGCGGCGACGGGTTGCGGGCGGCGCTCACCGCGGCGGGCATCGCCGCGGCCGCCGGCGACGGCGACGACAAGCCGGGCGAAGTGCTGTTCTCCGAGCAGGCCGGTGACTTCGTCATGCGCATCACGAAGGCGCGGGTACGCGGCGCCACCCTGGTGGCCATGCCCGCTTTCGCGCAGGCGTGCATCACCCTCGACCCAGTCGGCGCGCCCGCGCCGGGCCTGGCCGCCTCCGGCGACTGCGAGGAGTGCGACAGCAGCAGCGAACTCGAGGTGATGGACCCGCTGACCGCGTCCGCGTGGCACGAGCTGCAAGCCCTGCCCGCTCTGCCCGCCGCGTGGTTCCACGAGCCGACGGTGAAGGAGCTGCCGCCGGACTCGGGTGGCGTCCACTACGCCGACGGCCGGATCTACGGGTGGGTGGCGCAGGCCGGTGTGCCGCACGAAGGGTTCCCCGGCCGCCGGTTGACGATCGAGAGCCTCGGTGACATCGACCTGACGGGTTTCCTGCGCGCCAGGATGAACCTGGACGACGGGACAACGGTGAAGGTCGGCGCGTTCACGATGAACGTCGGCCACCACCGGGACGGCGCCGAATGCGAGACCGCCGCCTGCCAGTTCGACGACTCACGCACCGTCGCCGGGGTGATCACCGTGGGGATGAACGAGCGCGGCATGTGGTTCAGCGGTGCGGCCGCGCCCTGGCTCAGCGACTGGGACCGTATGGTGTTCACCGCCTGCCAGCCGAGCTACCACATGCGGCAGGAGCAGTCCGGGCGGTGGGCGCTGCGGGCGGTCCTGTCGGTGCCGGTCCCCGGGCATCCGTCCCGGCTGGCCGCGTCCGTGGTCATCGGCCGGGCGAACCTGGCGCTGACCGCGGCCGTCGCCCCCGCCCTGGCGGTCCCGGCGGTTCCGGTCGTCGATTACGAGCAGTTGGCTGTCGCTGTGGTCGACGAGATGGAACGTCGGCAAGCGGCCCGCGCTGAAATCGAGGCGTTGGCTGCCGGGCTGGCGCCGATCCGCGCGGAGATCGCACAAGCGCTCGCCGCTGAGATCAAGGCGGCGTGATGGCGTGTACGCCGTGCGCGGCCCGCGCCGCCAACCGGCCTGTGTGGCAGGTGAAGGAGACCACCGGCCGGGTCGTCTACGAGAGTACGTCCCGGCCGGCTGCGGACGCGGTTGCCCAGCGTTACCCGGGTGGTCAGGTCGTGTCCGCCGCAGGAGGCAACCCGGCCCCCGCGCCGTAGTCGGCCCAAAGGTAGGCCGCCGAGACACTGCGGCGGTCCGCCGTCACATATGCAGGTGGTCCCCTGGCAGCGCCGCCGTACGCAACTTGTCCAGCAAGGTTGTGTTCTTGGTGTGGAAGTCGTTATGGGCGGTCACCAGGTCGGTGCCGGTCAGGGCGGACTCCAAGAAGATCTCCACTTCCCACATGGCGAGATAGCTGCTGAACAGGGCGATGCTGCCCACCGCGCCTGCGGTTGCAGGGCCGCCGTGGGTGACCGCGTTACGGATCCGGAAGAGCCGGTCGAGTTGACGGTCCCACTGGTCGACAAGCTGGGTCAGCCACGTGTTGAAGGCGGCGGTGTTGCTCAGCCGCTTGTCCAAGGTTCGTAGCCGGCGCCCCAGCTGATGATGCGTCGGGTAGAGGTCTTTGAGCTCATGGAGGGCCTGCCGTGTCGAGTTCGGAACGAGTTCCATGCGTCCCAGCTCGGTGAACTCCACCGTCCTGTTTTTGATGTTTTCAAGCTGCTTCCACGCTGTGATGGGGAGTTCCCCGAGATCGCCACCAACAGCGTCAAAGATCGTGCCGGCCAGGTGTGCCCGGGTCTGGTACTCCAGCCATGCCGTCTTCATGTACGCGCGGAGATGGTCGTCCCATGCGGCCGTGCCGACACGAGACGCAGCGGTCTCGATCACCTGGACGTTCGCGGTCACCCGGCCGCGAGCCGACTGGGCTTGAGCATCTCGCCACCAGCTCAGCAGTTCCACGGCTTCGGCCAGCCTGGGTTCGATAATCGGGATCTTGCCATGGGCCTTCGCCCAAGTGGTCATTTCGGCGTAAACCCTGATCAGCTCGGGATAGTCGGACGGTTTGCCAGCGGCGTCGCAGCTGACGGGGATGTACTGCAGACGGGTCTGCGCCGGCGACAGGTGGCTGGTGCCGGGCAGGAGACGCCAGACGCGCTCCTCGTAGACGTTCGCGTGGAACTTCCCGATCGTGACCAGCGCCTCTACCTGGTCGCGGGCCGCTTTGACAGGGTCGACGTAGGTGTTCGCGGGCAGGGAGACGCGAATGAGCACGACGCCCTTGGTGTGCGGCATCTTAGCCATGCTCTGGCCGTCGAAGCTGGTCCACTGCTCTCCATACTTACCGAACTTGGCGGTGGCTTTCTGCGGGTCGTCGGGAACGGTCTCGCTGTCGAAGAAGGCCATGTTCCCGATCGTGTCGGCGGTTCGGAGATAGAGGGCTGCCCGCTCGCACGCCAGCCAGACCACGTGCTGACGTGCGCTGGGCGGCAAGGTAAGGAATCGTTCGATTAGGTCGCGCCGCTGCGTGGCGGACAACTTCTCCAACTCCCAGGGGTGTGGTCTGGTACTGGGGGAGTCAGGCGCCGGGGTGTCGCCGAGAGCGGAGCGGATACGATGCACGGCCGACGCGTCGTTGTCGAGCAGCCCGTCCAGGTCGGAGATGAACTGTTCGACATCGTGTTTAGCGAGGCGCGCGAGCGCCAGGAAGAGATCACGCCTGATCGCAATCGCTTCGGGAGAGGAATCGTCCCTCCCGCACTTCGACCACAGGTCGAGCCATGCTGCTTGCAGCACGTCAGGGTTCTTGAGATGGTTGATAAGGATGTTCAACGCCGTCTCGGCGGGTTTTCTATCCGTTTCGGGATCGTTCCGAAGAGGCATGAGCGACGTCTCCAAGACAGCGAGGTCGCTCTGCAGCGCGGCCTGAACCTTCGCTCCGAGCCCATCCTTCATCGCACGGTCGTAGTCACGGATCGCTGACATCAACGCTGGCGGATGGTACCTGGGGTCGAAGTTGCGGGAGTCTTCCAGCCAACCCAGCAGTTCTGCGGCGGCCGCCGGGAAGTTCAGCAGCGAAGGGCTAGACCATCCGCGTTCCGGTGCTCTCAGGGCGTGCCGTACCTCGTCCGCAGTGTCTGGCTCCCTGGGGTCAGCAGAAGACAACTCAGCCACATTTCCTCCCTATATAACAGCAGTAGCACCTAGGGTGTCAGAAATGGTATGGAGCGCACGGGTTCTGTGCTCGTTTACGGGACGCCCCGATACGGGCCGGGCCGATCGCCTCGACCTGGGTGTCGACCATGCCGCTCTTCGCGGCGACGCAGACGTGGTCGAAGTGCGTGCCAAGAGATTCGCCGCAGCAGAGGCAGGCCATGACGTCCTCGTCGGTGTATGTCAGCCGGCCTGTCTCAGGGGGAGGAGAAGCCATGACGGCGACGGTACCCAGCGCGGAAGGCTTTTGCCCGAACCGGCCGGCCAGGGCTTGGTGCACGCTTCCGCTCAGCGGATTTCGGGCTGTGAACCCCGGCGGGTAGGCGGTCGCCGTACCGTAACCGAGGTGACGGACAACGAAAACGGTCCTTGTGGTAGCGAGGCGGCTGGGGTGGCTTTGGTGCGCAGCGCCTACGAACGCTGGTCGGGTCTTCCGCCCGTTGATGTTCGGGTGAGTCGCCGGGACGCGTACGTGGTGATGGGCGGCCTGCAGTTGCTGCTGCGCCACCCCGCCCTGGGAGATTCGATGAAAAGCGTTTTCGAACAGGTAGGCCGGGACATTCAGCGCCTCATCTGCGATGACGTCGAGCTGTACGCGTTGGCCGAGGCGGGGTGGAACCCGGTGTACGACGTGGCGGAATAACCGCGGCCCCGGGGGTGTGCCGGGCGGGTCGGCGAAACGCGGCCACCCCTGAAGGGGTAGACGCCCGAAAGGCCAGGTTGCGGGTACGCTACCGGCAATAGCCGCTGGTCGTGGGCCGGGCTCTCCGAAATCTTTGGGAGAGACCGTGGAGCGGTTCGAGCTGCCCGACGACATCACTGCCCTGGACGACGCCGAACTGTCAGAGCTCCTTGCGGGTGCTGTCGCCGCGTTCGACGCGCTGTCCACGAGTGACCGGGTGTCAGCTGACGACCTGGCCGAGTTGCGCCGCCTGTCGGGTGCGGTGAACAACATTCGCAGCGAGATGCAGTCTCGCCTGGAGGCGGCTGAGGCTGCCGCAGCCGAGATCGACCAGCTGGCAGCCCAGGTGCGTGGCACCCCGGGCGACGAGCTGGTGGAGGCTGCCGCGGAGGGCGGGGAGACGGTCGCGGTCGAAGAGCCCGCCGCTGCTGTGGAAGAGCCGGTGACCGCGTCGTCCGCCGTGGTGCAGCGCCGCCCGGCACTGGACCTGTCCGGGGTGCGGCGCCGTATGCCGTCGGTGCTGCCGCCGCCTCCTCCGCCCGGCCCGGAGATCACCGCGTCCGTTGACGTGCCCGGCTACCAGCCGGGGCAGCCGCTGGACATGGACGGCGTCACCGAGGGCATCATCCGCCGCGCCAACGCGTTGAAGACCGCGGGCGGCGGCGTCGGTTTGACCGCTTCCTACCGGCTGCCGTTCAACCGCGAGCTGATCGTCAACGATTCGTCGTCGGGTACCGAGGGCACCCGGGCGGTGCTTCTCGCCTCCGACCAGGCCCGCCTGCCGGGCACTGACCTGGTCGCCTCGGGCGGCTGGTGTGCGCCCAGCGAGACGGTGTATGACCTGGCGAGCATCGCCTGCCCGGAGATGCTGTGGGACCTGCCGGAGATCCAGCTGGCGCGCGGCGGGCTGAGGTACTTCCCCATTCCCAGCCTTGACGTGGCGTCGATGACGTTCGTGCACACCGAGGCCGACGACATCGCCGGGTCGACGAAACCCTGCTTCAAGATCCCGTGCCCGGATCCGATCGAGGTCCGGTGTGACGCGATCGGCGTCTGCCTGGAGTCGGGAATCCTCACCCAACGGCACTTCCCTGAGCTGGTCGCCTGGTACCAGCGCAACGTGATGGTCGCCCACGAGCTGCGGATCCGCCAGCACCTGTTCGAGCAGGCCCTGGCGCAGGCCACCGCGGTCGCTATCGCCCCGACGTTCGGCGCCCTGTCGGCGGTGTATGCCGCGATCGCTTTGCAGGCCGCCGACATGGTGGAACGGCACAGCCTGTGCGACAGCATCAACATCGAGGTGACGCTGCCGTGGTGGTCGCGCAGCCTGATGCTGGCCGACCTGGCACGGCAGAACGGCCGCCGCCTGGACGAAGTGCGGGTGCAGGAGCTCGTCGACCTGTTCGCCACGCTGGGTGTGCGTATCCAGTGGGCGCGAGGCCTCGGCCCGGCGGTCCCGACTGACATCGGCGGCACCACCCCCGCCGTCGACTGGCCCGCCCAGCTGCAGTTCCTCATCTACGTGGCCGGGTCGCTGCAGGCCGGCCGAGGCGGGGAAATCAGCCTGGGCGTCATCCATGACAGCACAAAGTTCCAGGTCAACGACTACACGGCCCTATTTAGTGAGGAATGTGTCGCTTTGATCAATCGTGGGCCGGACCTGCGGCTGGTCACGATGCCGATCTGCCCGAACGGCGCCACCGCCGCGCAGATCACCGCCGCCTGCCCGATCGCCTGACTCACCCCGGCCGGATCGTCCCGGGCGCGAGGCGGACCCTCCCCCCGTACCCGGGCACCGCACGAACCCCTCGTGAGGAGGTGGGAGCATGCCGCACCCCGGCATGCGGCGCCGTGTCCAGGCCATCCCGGGCACGCCGATGCCGAACGGCCTGCTCGGCGGCTGCACGACCATCCTCGACGTTGAGGACCCGCACGAGCTGCTCGGCGTCGACTGGATCAGCCTGTCGTGCAAGGAGGCGCACCCGACCGACTGGTGCCCGACCGACGACGCCGGCAACCCGCTGCCGGCACCCGGCCCGAAAACGTTCGAAAGGCCCGACAGTGAAACCGCCGGCCCGGTCACCATCTACGCCGGGGCGGTGTGCTCGGCGCCGGGATTTTCGTACGCGGAGGCGGAACAGCATGCCCGCGCCGGCCTGTCCCAAGGCGAGGGCCGCGCCCTGGAGGAGTGGTTTTGGCGCGACGTGCTCGCCTCGAAGGCGGTGGACCGCACCCCGGCGGCCGGACCCGTGTCGGTCACGCAGGGCATCGCGATCCTGGAGGGGTGGCTGGCCGCCGACTACGGCGGCGTCGGCGTCATCCACGTCCCGGCTGGCGCGGCCGCGCTGCTCGGCCGATTCAACCAGCTGATGGTGCAAGGCTCCCGGCTGCGCACCTGGTTGGGCAACTGCGTGGTGCTCGGTGCCGGCTACGCCGTCAACACCGGCCCGGATGGGACACCCGCACCGGCGGGGCAGGCGTGGTTGTACGCGTCCGGCCCGGTGGTGGTGCGGCGCGGCCCCGTTGACGTCATCCCCGGCCAGGCGCCCGCCTCGGTGAACATCCGCAACAACGACCGGCTGGTGCTCGCGGAGAGGACGTTCGTCCCCTCGACGACGTGCGCCGTCGAAGCCGTGCTGGTCGACCTGTGCCTGTGCTGCCCCTGAGGGAGACCGCGTGATCAGAATCTGGCCCCGTCGAGACCTCCGTCAGGCTTTCGCGGCGTGGGCGGTGCAGCAGCGACCGAAGGTCCGCACCACCTCACCGGTCGAGTTCGCCGTCCCCGACGCTCTCATCCCAGCCATCCCTGAGCACCTCCTCGCCGGTGCCCGGCTGGATGGCCAGCTGTACGTGGCACCTGCCCCCGACGCGCGAGCTACGCGAGGGGCCGCCGACCAGGGGCAGGTGCCGCTCCCATCCGCCGACCAGGGGCAGGTGCCGCCCCCATCTGCCGCCCAGGACACCGGCGAGCAGGAGGAGCAGCCACCGCCGGCCAGCGGCGAGCCTGCCTCTCAGCCTGCGGCCGTGCAGGAAGACCAGCCCGCCGGCTCGGTGTCGGCTTCAGCCAGGCGGCGAGGCCGCGGCAAGAGCGAGAAGGGGCGATGACATGCCGGTCGAGCCGCAACCGTGCCCGCCCGGGGGCGGCGACCCTGACGCGCCACCGTCGTGCTGTGCCCCGGCGATCGCCACGCAGGCGTTGTGCCTGCCCGACGGGACACCCATCCTGCTGGTCGTCCGCTCGGGCTGCGTCGAGTGCGGCACCACCCCCGCCGACCCGCAGGCCACCGGCTGGATCAACCCCCAAACGGGCGTTTTCACGCCAGGGGGTTCGCCGGCGGAGGCGGGGCCATGCGACGGCGGGTGCGCAACCGTCACCACCGTCCAGCTGTGCGACCTGCTCCCAGACGGCGACTGCCAGACGTTCCTGCGGCACCTGGTCCGGGACTGTGACGGCACGGTCACCGGCTCGGTGGACACCACCCTGGACGGGGTCACCCCGTACACGGTGACCGGCACGGCGGGGAACTGCGCCGCGTGCTCGGCCGGATGCGTCGAAACGATCTGCGTGCAGCGATGCGACGACACCGACGGCGACGGCCAATCCGACACCACCTACAGCGAGCTGTGGTGCGTCCACGCCGACGGCAGCGCCGAACTGGTGCTGACCTACCAGGCAGATCCGTCCACCCCGTACGCCCCGATCGCGCCGGTGGAATGCGTCTACGGCTGCCCCGAGACCGAGACGGTGACCCTGTGCGACGCATCCGGGCCGTTCCTGCGGCGCTACACCTTCCTCACCGGCCAAGCCTCGTACGAGGACGTCGAACTCGACGGCCAGACCCCGCACATTGTCACCGGAACCGTCGGCGTCTGCGCCTCCGATAGCGACTGCCTCGACACCGTATGCCGCACCCGATGCGACGACACCGACGGCGACGGCCAATCCGACACCACCTACAGCGAGCTGTGGTGCGTCCACACCGACGGCTCCGCCGACCTCGTCCTCACCTACCAGGACGACCCGTCCGTGGCGTACACCCCCATCGCCCCCATCGAGTGCGAGTACGGTGCCGTCGCCTCCGAGGCGCTGCCCCTATGCGACGACAACGGGCCCTTCCTGCGCCGCTACACCTGGCTTAATGGCGCCGCCTCGTACGAGGACGTCGCGCTCGACGGGCAGACCCCGCACGTGGTCACCGGCACCGTGGGCCTGTGCCCGGCCGTCTCGGACTGCGAGGCACCCACCACGCCCGCGGCCACGCTCGGCCTGTGCCTCGCCGACGGGACACCGATTGCAGTCCTGGTCACCCGAGACTGCGACGGCACGGTCACCCAGGACGGCTGGCTCAACCTCACCACCGGCACCTACAGCGCAGGGGACCCGCCGGCCGGGACGATGGCGTGCGGCAACCCCCGCAGCATCACCACCGCCGGCACGTTCTGCGACGTAGACCCGGTCACTGGGGACGTCCTCGGCCTGGTCCTCGTGGAGTACACGTACGGGTCGGACGGCGCGGTGGCCGCGGTGCGCCTGGTGGACGCCACCACCGGCCAGACCTACACCCCGCAGGGCGAGGTGACCACCTGCCCGGCCGGGGTCGCCCAGCCGGAGCGGGACCTGGTGCAGCTCTGCGACACCGCCGACGACGGCACCGTCACCGCGTTCCTCCGGGACTACGCCCGCGACGAGAACGGGCAGATCACCGGCCACACGGGCTACCTCCTCGACGGCACCCCGTACACCCCGACCGGGGCCGTCGGCCGCTGCGTCGACCAGTGCCACGACTGCGAGACCGTCGTCCTGTGCGACACCGACGCCAGCCCACCGGCCACCATCGCCGGGACAGCGGCGTCGGGGACGCTTCCGAACGGGGTCACCTACGCGGTCACCGCCCCGAACGCCTTCCCGCCGACCAGGCAGGGCGACGGCGCGGCCTGGTGGGGCACGGCGCTCTTCCCCAACCCGGTCGTCCCCACCACCGTGTGGACATTCGATCGGCCCGTGAACGTCAAGTTCAGCGTCATCATGAACTGGTCGCCCGCTACCGGCGCCGGAGAGAACCAAGTCCAGTTGCCGGCCGGGGCGGTCCCGGTCAGCTTGCCCGCCGGGTACACCTACGACTGGGCCACCAGCATCCTGCGCGCGGACAACTCCCTCACCGCCTGCACCGTCACGACCCCGACCCGCGCGGCGAGCGCCCGTTTCCGCCTGACCGGGGTGACCTCCTTCTCGGCGCGGTATCTGGGCACCCGGGCCGTGAACGTCGCCTGCCGGGTGTTCGGGCACTGGGTGTTCGGCGCCCTCGACGTCTCCCTCGGTGCCGAGTTCGCGCGCACGGTATGCCGGGACTGCACCGGGGACGTCGTCAGCACCACGGACACCCTCCTGGACGGCTCTACGCCGTACACCCCGACCGGGCTTGTGGGCGTCTGCCAGCCTGCCCCCGAGGAGACGGCCGGGCCGGTCGAGCCGGACACCGAGGTCGTCCAGCTGTGCGACACCGCCTCGGACGGCGCCAGCACGCCGTTCCTTCGCGCCCTCACCTTCCCGGCCGGCGGCGGCACGCCCACGGTCGCCGACACCGCGCTGGACGGGGTGACGCCGTACACCCCGGCAGGGACGGTCGGTGTCTGCCAGCCCACGGAGCCCGAGCCCGAACCGTGCCGCAACACCTCCACGCTGCTGGTCTGCGACCTGCCGACCGGCGGCACGCCCACGCCGACCGTCACCGGCACCGACCCGAACGCGTACGTCGGGGGCCCGCCGACCGTCCCGGTGCCCGGTGGGGTGCCGGCCCTGTGGGGTGGGGGCAGCGTCACCATCGGGCCGGACCCGGCGCCGGGCCCGCACCCGGCGGGCGTGGTGCGGACCGTGGCGGCGACCGTGCAGGCGGCCCGCCCGGACTGTGACACCGGCACCGCGCACGTGACGCTGTCCGTGGACGTCGCCCAGCTCGGCCCGACGGCCGCGTGCGGCCCCACCGGCTGGCTGATGCTGTTCAACGGCACCACGCAGGTCACCCATCACGCGCCGCCGAACAATGCCCCGGTCGGCTGGGCGGGCACGCTGACGGTCGAGGCGGACGTGCCCGCCGCCGACCTGGCGGCGGGCCAGATCGCCGCGGTGCTGGGTTTCGACACCTACGACTCCTGCGACGGCGTCACCGCCCGGCAGACGTCGTGGCAGCTCTCCGCGTTCACGGCCGAGACGACCTACGACCAGACTGGATGCGCCACCCAGGTCCTGGCGAACGTCGTCACCGACTGCGAGTCCGGCACCGTCGAGTCGGTCACGTACACCACGATGGACGGCACCCCCTACACGCCGACCGGCAGCATCGGCCAGTGCACGGCGGCCGGCGGCGGCGAGTGCTGCCCGTCCCCGGAGCCGTGCGGGGATACCGAGGTCGTACAGCTCTGTGACCTGACCTACGACCCGCAGGCCCCGATCCCGACCCCGGCGAGCGCCTTCACGCTGACCGGAAACGTGGTGGCCGCCAATGGGGGCACGACGCTGTGGTTTGCCCAGGCCAACCAGGTGGCCAACGGCGTGGCTGAGCTGACCGTGGGCGGGCTGCTTCCGGCCGTGCTGTACGAGTTCAGTTTCGCGTCCGCATGGATCGGTGCGGGAGCTCCCGACCCGGCCAGCAACAACGCGGTCTATCGGCTGGACGTCCTCGACGGCGCGACGGTGCTCGCCACGAGGACCCGGAACGTCTCCAACGGGTCCAACGTGTTCCCGGGCGGCGTGCTGACCGAAGACCTGCCGCCGCTCGCCTTCATCGCCCCCGCCACGGGCGCGGTCACGATCCGTTTCACCGACCAGACGACCGGCGGCCCGGTCAACGACCGGGACCTGTTCCTGATGCCGCTGGAGGTGCGGACGGCGGCGCTGACCCTCACGCGCACGCCGTTCCTGCGGCGCTTCACCTTCGACTGCGACGGCGGCCTCACCTCGACCCAGGATCTCGGCCTGGACGGCGTCACGCCGTACACGCTGCAAGGGGTAGAAGGCGGCTGCGGAGGTGACGGCGGCGGAGGCGCCGCGCCCGGCCCGGACACGGAAGTCATCCGACTCTGCGACGTCGCTTCGGACGGCTCGTCCACGCCGTTCTTACGGCAGCTCACCTATGAGCCAGGCGCGGATACCCCGACCGTCGTGGACACCGCCCTGGACGCCGTCACCCCGTACGCCCCGGCCGGCCAGGTGGGCGACTGCGGCGGATGCCCTCAGCATCTGCTGGAGGAGTGCCGCTGGGACGACACCGACGGCGACGGCCTGGGCGACGTCACGTATGTGGAGCTTCTCCAGGTTGACGGCTGCTCTGGCGCCATCTCCAGCCTGGGGACGTACACCGACGACTTGACGGCGCCCTACACGCCGGTCGCGCCGACCACCGAGTGCCCGGTTAAGGGTGCTCCTCCCGTGACCGGGGTCCAGGCCCGCCGGGTGGAGCTCGCCGCTGGCGCCTCGTGGGACGCCTCCGTGGTGCCGCGCCTGCAGTCGGTCACGGCGGTCGCTCACGGCGGCAGCGGCGTTGTTGTCACCGCTGACGGGGCGAGCACCCTGCACGCGGGCGAGGCGGCCACGTGGAGCGTCGGCCGTAACGCGGATGTCCTTCTCGCCGGACCGCTCACTATCTCGGCGGGCGCGGGCGTGGGCACCGTCACCGTTACCTGGACGCAAGGAGTCACCCTGTAATGGCTGGTTGCTGCGGGCAAGGGCCCGTCATCGTTTCCGGGGCGGCGGCGACGCCGCGCCTCGACGTCGAGGGCAGCGTCCTGTGCGACGTGCTGTCCGACGGGAGTGTTGCTGGGCAGGCGCTGGTCGAGGCCGTCTACGACACGAACACCGGCGAGCGGGTCGGCACGCGGGTCGTGGACCCGGCGACCGGCGCCGCCTACACGCCGGCCGGCACGCTGGGGCCGTGCCCGCAGACGGCGGACTGCTTCTCGCCGACCACGCCGGTCGCCAGCGTGGGCCTGTGCCTGGCCGACGGGACGCCGATCGCCGTCACCGTGCAGCGGGATTGCGACGGCGTGGTGACCAGCGAAGGGTGGATCAACCTCGTCACCGGCGCCTGGTCGGCGGGCTCCCCGCCGGCTGGGACGGTCGCCTGCGGCGACTCCCGCACCATCACCGTGAGCGGCACGTTCTGCGACGTGGACGAGGCGACCGGCGACGTCCTCGGCCTGGTCCTCGTCGAGTACACCTACGACGAGGACGGCGCGATCTCCGCCGTCCGCCTGGTCGACGCCGTCACGGGTGGCACCTACACCCCGGCCGGCACTGTCACTGTCTGCCCGGCCGGGGTCGAGCAGCCCGAGCGCGACCTGGTGCAACTGTGCGACATCGCCACGGACGGCGCGGTCACGCCGTTTGTGCGGGACTTCGCCCGGGACGAGAACGGCGCGATCGTCGGCCACTCGGACTACGACCTCGACGGTGCCCCGTACACGCCCGTGGGGGACGTCGGCACCTGCGCCGGTAGCAGCAGCGCCGAGGAGTGCCGCAACTCCAGCACGGTCCTCGTCTGCGACGTCCCCGCCGCCTCCTCGACCGATATCCCGACGACGATCGTGGACGGGGTGGTGGCCGACGTCGGGCAGACGCAGTTTCAGAACCATCCCGGCCCGTACACAGCGTTGTGGTCGGGCGGCGCGTTCATCTACCCGGCCGGGCCGGGCCCGGTGCAGGAGCACCTGGGCGCCACCGGGCAGATCACGGCCGACATGGCAGGTTGTGACGGCGCCTCGGGCACGCTGACGATCTCCGTGCGCGTCAGGAACAACGGGCCGGACACAGGCCAGGCGTGGGATGGCGCGCTGAGGCTCTTCCGGGGCACGACGGCCATTGCCACGCACAACGCGCTGGAGTGGGCTCCGGTCGGCTGGCAGGGGACGCTCACCGTCTCCGCGCCCGTCACGGCTGCCGAAATCGCCGCGGGCGACATCTACATCGCCCTCATGCTGGAGACCTACCACCTCGGCGCGAAGTCGTGGACCGCCGACCAGTTCACCGCGGTTCTGGAGCTGGAGGGCTGTGAGGCCACCAGCAGCACCCAGTTCTTGCGGACCCTGGTCACGGACTGCGAGACGGGCGACGTCGTCTCCACGACGGACACTACGCTGGACGGGCAGCCGTACACCGTCACCGGCGACGTCGGCCAGTGCCAGCCCGCGAGCAGCGACACCGCCGACTGCCGGAACTGTGAGCAGGTCGTCCTATGTGACGTCGCAGAAGACGAGGGCACGCGCTCCTTCCTACGCACCGTGTGCCGGGACTGCACCGGCGTGGTCATCAACGTCATCGACACCGAGTTGGACGGGACCTCCCCGTACGCGGTGACCGGCGCGGTGGGCCGCTGCTGTGACACCACGGTGCTGGCCGAGTGCACCTACAGCCTGCCGGACACTCCCACCGGGTTCAGCCTCACCGACCCGGCCTATCCCGGCTGCTGGCTCGGCACGGCCGGCGCCCCCTCGTACGCGTTCGGGGACCGCGTCACGTCGTGGGCCGCCGTGTACCAGTCGGACACCGGCAGCGCCTCAGTCGCCCTGTTCTTCAGCCCCGACCTCGGCGGCGCGATCCCCTTCACCGCGTTCGCCCCGGCCCTGCCGGTCAACCCGGCCCAGTCCGCCGCGGCCTACACGGGGACCGCCGTCATCAACGGCGTCACGGTCACCCTGACCGCGACGGCCGGTAACGGCCTCGGCATCTGGCAGGCCAACAACACCGGCCTGTACCTCGGCGGAGGTGACGCGTTCCGCCTCGACTTCTCGGAGCCGGTGCGGCTCACCGTCAACACCTCCGGGTTCGCCGACCCGCCGTCCCTGAACGAGCGGTTCTGTGGCGTCACGGTCAATACGGTGCCGTGGCCCGCGGTGAGGCTCGCGGACTGCAACGGTGTCATCACCACCGTGGACCCGGACACCAGGGAGCCGATCCCGGCCGGGGCGACGGTGCAATGCCAGGCGTCGGACTGCGAGACCACCGCGGTGCAGACGGTCCGGCTGTGCGATCTGGACCCGACAGTGGAGGCGGACGCGGAGGGCCGGCGCTGCGCCGTGCCGTTCCTGCGGCACCTCGCCTACGACTGCGCGGGGGAGCTGAGCAGCTTCCATGACACCAGCCTGGACGGGACCACCCCATACACGCCGGTCCAGGTCGTGGACTGCCAGTGTGAGAGCGGCGAGGGCCTGACGTCCACGATCGAGGTCCCGTGGCAGGTCGTCAGCGTCGTCGAGGACCCGGCCGGGCTGCCGCGCCAGGACTTCATCTACACCGTGTCCCCGGAGAACGACCCGGCCCGGATCGGCACGATCCGCGTGCACGTCTCCCGGGCGGCAGGTGCGCCCTGCAGCGCCTACAACATCAACAACCTGGTCTTCTCCAACACCTCGGCGTACACGCTGACCCTGGACGCCGTGGCGCAAGAGATGAGCTACCTGCGGGTCGACCTGGCCGACTTCGATACCTTCGAGCCGGTCGCGATCAATACGACCTACCCGCTACCGACCCGCCTCGGCGGCACCGCCGGATGGAACGCCGCCCACACGAGGATCGTGCCCTCCGAGAACGACGGCACCGGCTACATGTACTGGGACAACCCGCCCGCACAGGTCGGCTGGAGCGTGCTCAACCAGGGCGGCGGCGTCTCCTGCTCCGCGCTGTCCTTCCAGGGGATGACGGTGGAGCCGGGCGGCTGCTGCGGCGGGGATGCGGGCTCGTGTGGCGACTGCGGCCCGGTCGACACCGGCGTACGGGCCGTCACCGGCACGACGGCGCAGGACCTGGTGGCCGAGTTCCCGGACCTACAGTCCGTCTCCCTAGCCGTCCTCGCGGGCACGGTCAACGTGACCACGAGCGCCGGCAGCGCCGTCCCGATCCCGGCCGGCGTCACCCTCACCTGGTCCGTCTCCAAGGACACGGACACCGCCCTCGCCGCGGCTTCCTTCGCCGGGGCCGACCCCTCCTCCTCCTACCTCCTGAACTGGACGTACCTGTCATGAGTGGAACCAACGCCGGAATCGGCACGGTGGGCGCAGCGGCGGCCACCGTGGACCCCGACCCCTGCAACGCCCTCGTAGAGGGGCCTGGCGGCCTCCTCGTCCCCTCTACGGCCCTGGAAGGGATCGCCCCCGGCGGCGCGCTCGGCACCGGCCGCTCCGTGGACGTGGACGTGGTCGCCCCGGCCGCCGGGGCCTGCCCACAGGAGTGGCAGGTCGGGGCGCGGCTCACCCCCGCGTACGACGAGAAGCTGCTTCAGGCGTTCGTGGACCTCGTGGCCACGCCGAGTGGGGCATGGATCGACAGCACGCTGACCGTCGACCTGCCCGAGGCCGGCGTCTACGAGGTGTCCGCGACCCTTCACACGGTGATCGCGGTCAACCCGTCCAGCGGAGAGTTCAACATCTCGATCTCCGGCCGTCTGTGGAACGTCCAGACGGGCGCGGCCGTGGTCGGCAGCCAGTACACGGCACAGCAGTGGGCCGCGAACGCCGCCCCGCCGAACTTCCAGTCCGACGCCGACCTCTGCACCTTCCACAAGTTCATGGCGGTCACGGTGCCGACGACCGTCCGCCTGGAGGTCATGCGGCAGAACACCAGCGGCACGCCTGTCTCCACCACCGGCCTCCAGGTCGCGAACTCGCGCCTGGCCTTCAAGAAGATCAGCGACTAGGCGGAGCGGTCCCGGCCCGCCGGTCCCACCGGCGGGCCCCTGACGCCCTGCACCGAACCCCGCCCGAGGAGGCGCCCCATGTCCGGTACCAGCGGAAGCATGGCAGCGGCCACGTCCGATGACGAGTACGAGCAGTGAGGCCCGCTGCGCCTCGGACGCAATGGACCCCTAGATCACCACAGGGTCAGTTGCTCCCGGCGCGGCGGAAGTAGGGAAACGGACGACAGAGGACGGAGCGCCGGATGGTTGTCTACGAGATCGAGGACCACAGGCAGGACGCGGCTGGAGAAGTACTCACGGCCGCGCACGGGCTCCTCGCCGCTGTCTCGGAGAGCAGCGAGGATCGTCCGCTCCAACAGGACAGCGGCGTCGTCCGGCATGTCGGCGTGGAGGCGTACGACCTGGTCGAGACCATCCCGGGCGTGCTCACGCAGGCGGGGGCGCGGGTCGCCGTTGGTGATGCCGAACTTGACGACCTCCAGCCCCTCATCCTGGACCACGTAGAAGGCGTCCCAGCTCCGGCCCTTGCACGCCCAGCAGATGCCGTTGCCGGTCGCCACATCGTGTGGTCGAGGTTTACAGCGGTGTCCCTTCTCGCAGGTCACATCCACCGGGGTCAGGGCGTTGACGTACTGGCCGACGACAGTGCCCCCCAGTTCTGCGATGCGGGCGCGGAACGCGGCCTCCGCCACCCTCGGGTCCTTGCCGACGCAGGTGCGACAAATGCCCTGACCGCTGAGCACGCTGCAAGGCCAGACCTGTACCGAATGACCCATCTTGCAGACCACATCGATAGGTGTGAGCCGGTTCTTGTAGGTGCCGGTGACCGTGCCGCCCAACTCGGCCACGCGGGCGCGGAACGCGGCCTCCGCCACCCTCGGGTCCTTGCCCGCGCAGGTGCGGCAGAGGCCGGAGCCTTGCGACAGATCGGCCGGGCGGACGGTCGTGGTGTGCCCCTTCCGGCAGACGACTTCCACGGGGGTGCGCAGTCTCACGTAGGCGCCGGTGACGGTGCCGCCCAACTCAGCTATGCGGGTGCGGAACGCGGCTTCGGCCACCCTGGGGTCCTTGCCCGCGCAGGTGATGCAGAACCCGCTGCCTCTCAACACGGTGTTGGGGCGAGGAGTGCACCGGTGTCCTCGTTTGCAGGTCACTTCCACTGGCGTCTGGCTGTCGACGTACTGTCCGACGACAGTGCCGCCGAGCTCGGCAACACGCTCTCGAAAGCGGGCCTCAGCACGGATCGAGGAAGCTTGCCGCTGGAGTGGTTTGGGCGTGGGGGCAGGGGGTGGCGTAGTGTCGGCCACAGCCGTCTCCTTGCTTGCTCAAGGGCGTCGGTCAGAAGGCCGCATGTGGGGACCAGCCACGGCGGCCTTCGCCATGTTCAACGGTCTGACGCTCCGTCTGGTTGCAGAATCATCAGCCAAAATTAACGTTCATTTTGCTAAGCCTGGAGGTTCGTATGGCCGGAACAAGTGGCAGCGTCTCCCACGCTGCCCTGGATCTTGAGTACGAGGTCTTCTGCGACGACGTCGGTAGCTTTCTGCGCCGGTACAGCACCGAGGACGGCGCGACCGTCGTCATGGACACCGAACTCGACGGCACCACGGCCTACACGCCGACCGGCACCGTCGTCCGCTGCGACGCCCAGCAGTCGCCCGCAGCCAATCCGCAGATCGATAGCACGGCGCAGCGCCAGGCTGGGGCAGGCGCCGTCACCATCGCGGCGGGCGCCCGCTCGGTGACGTTCATGGTGTTCGCTGGCGCGCCGACCGTGTCGATCGGTGGTGGGGCGGCAGTGGTGTTCCCCGCGGGATCCGCAGCCACCTGGAGCGTGGACTGCGGAGGCGAGGCCGGCGAGAGCCTGCAGGACGAGTTCATCTTCACCGGCGTAGCCGGCAGCGACTTCGCCGTGCTTTCCACGCGCGAGGTCTAACCAGTGGCCACCAGCGGCGAATACACGCCAGCAAGACGGCGTGTATTCGCCGCCACAGGCATCACCAACGCTTCGGGCAACGTGGTCTTCAATTTCAATCCGGCCTTCACCAACGTGCCCGTGATCACTCATGCGACACAGACGGGCGTTGCTGACCTTACGGAGTGTCGGATCACTTCCCTGTCAGTGAGTTCGGTGACGTTCAACGTCCGCCGCTCCCCGGCGGTGACTCTCCTCGGCATCTCAGTCGTTCAGGTGCCGCAGCCCGCCTCAGGGGTGACCGTGCACTGCATGGCCGTCGAGGCGGATTCGATCTAGACGCCGAGCCCTTCGACGAACCGGCGGATGTTTCCGCCCCTGACTGTTGGCTGCCCTCCGTCCTTCACCGGCCGCACAGGCAAGGCAAGCCCTGGAAGAAGGCCCAACGGTAGTCTGTGGAACAGCCGCTGGTTGCGGGCCGGGCTCAGGCACTCCCTACAGGAGCACCCTTGAGCAGATGCGGCTGTGGCGGCGGACGGTGCGAATGCGTCGTCGTCGCCGGCGACAACATCACCGTGGAAGGCGACGGAGGCACCACCGCCCCGTACGTGATCAGCACGACCGGCGCCGCGGTCACCTGCGAGCAGGTGAGGCCCTGCCTGTCGGCCGGGCCGGGCGCGACCTACGACCCGGCGACCGGGGTGGTCGGCGCGCTGGTGTCGACCGACGCCGGGAATCAGGTGACGATCGGCACCGATGACGGCCTGTTCGTTCCCGCTGGCGGCGGCGATGTGGAACTCGTCGTTGAGGACACGCCCACAGCTCACATGGAACTCACCGGGACCGGCGCCGTCGGTGACCCGTACACGGTGACCGCTGACGTGGTGCTGGACCCGGCGCCTCCGGGCGGCGGCACGAACCTGTTGCAGGAGGGCCCGGACGGGCTGTTCGTCGAATGCGACACCGTCCGAACCTGCCTGTCGGCTGGCGACGGCATCGAATATGACCCTGACACCGGTGAGATCAGCGCCTTCCTGTCCGAAGACCCAGGCAACCAGGTGGAGTTCGGCAGCGACCGCGGCCTGTTTGTTCCCGCTGGCGGGGCGGGCGGTACGGCGCTCGCGGTGACCGACACCGACACGGTCGACCTGGGTCTCACCGGGACCGGCGCCGTCGGTGACCCGTACACGGTGACCGCTGACGTGGTGCTGGACCCGGCGCCTCCGGGCGGCGGCACGAACCTGTTGCAGGAGGGCCCGGACGGGCTGTTCGTCGAGTGCGGCGACGTACGGACCTGCCTGTCGGCCGGGCCGGGCGCGACCTACGACCCGGCGACCGGTGTGATCGAGGCCAGGTTGTCGGGAGACGCTGGGAACGCCGTCGTCTTCGGCACTGACGACGGCCTGTTCATCTCCCCGGCAGCCGTGGACTGCGACGACGTGCGGCCCTGTCTGTCGGCTGGTGATGGGCTGGCGTACGATCCGGCGACCGGCGAGTTCGAGGTGGACATTTCCGCGGACGCCGGTAACCAGCTGGCCCTCGGCGGTGACGGAGGCTTGTTCGTGCCGCCGGGTGGCGGGGGCGGTGGGACGGTGGTGGCCGTCACCGACAGTGCCACCGTTGATCTGGGACTCACCGGCGACGGCTCTGCCGCGGACCCGTACACGGTGACTGCGGAGGTGGTGCTGGATGCGGCGCCTCCGGGTGGCGGGGCGAACCTGTTGAAGGCGGGCGCGGACGGCTTGTTCGTCGAGTGCGGTGACGTACGGACCTGCCTGACCGGGGTGAACGGCATCAACTACGACCCGGGGACGGGCCAGATCGGCGTGGAGATTTCCCCGCAGGCCGGTAACCAGGTCGCGGTTGCTGCGGACGGCGGCTTGTTCGTGCCGCCAGGTGGCGGGGGCGGTGGGACGGTGGTGGCCGTCACCGACAGTGCCACGGTGGATTTGGGGCTGACGGGGGATGGGTCGGCGGGGGCGCCGTACACGGTGACTGCGGAGGTGGTGCTGGATGCGGCGCCTCCGGGTGGCGGGGCGAACCTGTTGAAGGCGGGCGCGGACGGCTTGTTCGTCGAGTGCGGCGACGTACGGACCTGCCTGTCGGCTGGTGATGGGCTGGCGTACGATCCGGCGACCGGCGAGTTCGAGGTGGAGATTTCCCCGCAGGCCGGTAACCAGGTCGCGGTCGCCGCAGACGGCGGCTTGTTCGTGCCGCCGGGTGCTGCGACCGTGGAAACAGCGTGTGGCCTAACCGGTGACGGGTCCGCAGGAACGCCGCTGGGGGCCGCGGTGCAGGCGTGGCCCTACCCGTGTGACGTCAACGGCAACGCGGGCGGCGTGTACTGCGACAGCTCCGGGCAGCTTCGGGCGGAGCCGCGCGCCAAGTACCAGTACTTCACCACCACGCTCAACGAGCTGTTTCCCGCAAACCCTGTCGTGCCAGCGACGACCACGACGGGCGGCACGGTGGTGGCCACCCGGACGCTGGACATCACGAACCCGGACCCGTGCCGGCCGGCGATCGCTATCACGTCGGTCGAAGTCGACGTCGACTTCGTTATTCCGCCGGGCGGCAGGGCCGGCCACTTCGTCTACGGCGATGAAATGTACCGGTTCGAAAATCGTGGTTCCGCGACCGTGTCGGACGTCCACACTCAGACCACCAAAGTGCTGGGCAACACGACGATTCCGCCGGGCGCCACGATCACCGTGAGTTTGGACATCGCGTTGGGATTCGGGCTGGGTGGGGCCACCTACAACAGGGTTCAGTCGTACATTCGCGCGATGGTGTTCGCGCTGTAGAAGGGGGACGCATGGAAACGCGGAACGGCGAGCACACGCGGTACTTCCGCAGCCAGGGCGGCAGCATCGGTGAGATCAACGAGTCACAGTCGGGTGCCGGGGGCCTGCCCGAGGGGGCGGTGGAAATCAGCGAGGAGGAGTTCCAGGAGGCTTACGCCGGGTGGCAGACCGGGGTCGCCGAGCATGTCGCTGGCCTGGAGGAGGCCGAAGCTGAGCGGGCCGAGGAGGACTACGAGGCGTTGCGCGCCGCTGGGATTCCGCAGGCAACGGCGCAGCGTCTGTCTGGGTACGACGTGGAACGTCGTAGTCGCTGAGACGCGCGTGCCGCCCGGCTCGGTGCCTGGAGGGGAGGGGCCGCCCCCGGCGTGTTGAGCGGGGGCGGCCCTGTGCGGGTGCGGGGCGGCCCGGGGTAGTCGGCCGGCACCGGCGCACCATGACGTGGTCAGCCCCCACCCGCCGTCGACCCGGCCAGGTGCCCGAGCGCCGCGCGGCGATCCTACGGGGCATGGCAGAAGGTCGGCACGGTGCTGTTCGTGGCGTGCGGGTGATCTGGGGGCGGCATGCTGAACGGATGTTCACAGATGGTCAGCTGGCGCGTGTCCTGGCCGGGGCAGACATGCCGCGTGCGGGGTAAGGCGGAAAGGGGAGCGGCGCAGCGGATAGCCTGACCTCGTAGATTGCCGCTGGTCGTGGGCCGGGCGCGAACTCCGATGGGAGGTGCGTCCTTTGCCGGCGACATGCTGGAAGTCGATTCACGGGCTGGTGGTCCGTGCGACCAAGGTCGACGCGTGCGGTATTCCGGTCGTGGGTCCCTGCTCCGTTGTTACTACGGATGGGCTCATCACCGCGTCGTACTCGCCTGAGATCGCGGAGGGCGATGAGATCGAGGTGAAGAACGCCGCGGGGAAGATCTGCATAGCGTCGAAGGACTGCCCCCAGCTGAAATGGGTGAACTTCGAAATCAACCTCTGCGGCGTGGACCCAGACCTTTTCACCCTGTTGTCGGGTTATGAGACGGTTTTGGATTGGCAGGGCACCAGTGTTGGAAACCGTATCGGCGAGGACATCCTCTGCGCCGGTGGTGTCGGCCTGGAGATCTGGTCGGAGGTGCCGGGTGAGCGCTGCGGCGCGACGGGCCTGCCGCAGTACGGGTACTTCCTGATCCCGTGGCTCAAAGACATGATCATCGGTGATTTTGAGATTCAGAACGGTGAGACGACGTTCACCCTGTCGGGCCGGTCAGAGAAGGGGTCCGGCTGGGGTGTCGGCCCGCACGACGTCGACGCGACCAATGCCGCGAACGTTGCGGGGCCGCTGCTCACCCCGATCGGGTCGAAAGACCACATGGACCTGCACCTGACGACGGTGCCGCCGCCCGAGCCTGCCTGCGGGTGCGTCCCGCTGGCCGCGTAGCGGCACGGCCGGGCGTTCCGGCCCCAGGGCTCCGCCCTCGGCCTTCGAAGACGGAGCCCTCACCCCTGAAAGGGGCGTTTTTGTAACAGTGTGGCTGGGGGAGAGGGGTGGCTTGTGGGGGTAACCGACCATGGGCCCTGCTGGCCGGACCCTGACCCGGACCCGTCGTGCTGCCCGGGGTGGGCGGACGCCGACCCGGCGCTGCGGACCCGCTTGGGGAGGGTCGCCGCAAGGATTCTGTCGCCGCTGGCCGGCAACCAGTACGGGGTGTGCGAGCTGACGGTCCGCCCGTGCGGGAAGACGTGTGGTGGTGGCGGGCCGTTGGACGTCGGGGTCGGGCCGCCGTTCTACCCGATGCTGACCGGCGCCGGGTGGGTGAACTGCCGCGTCTGCTCCGGCGCCTGCTCCTGCTGCCACGTGTGCAAAGTCGATCTGGAAGGCCCGGCGCAGGAGATCGTGCGGGTGGTGGTCGACGGGGTGCAGCTGCCGCCGGAGGCGTACCGGATCGACCTGCACCGCGAACTGGTGCGCGTCGACGGCGAATGCTGGCCCGAATGCGCGGACCTGGCCGCCCCGGCCGACGAGGTCGGCGGCGGCGGTTTCCTGGTGACGTACATGCGGGGGCTGCCGCTCGACGAGGCGGCGATGCACGCCTACTCGACGTACGCGTGTGAGCTGCTGAACGCGTGCAACGGCGACGACTGCTGCCGGCTCCCCGAACGGGTGACGACGATCACCCGGCAGGGGGTGACGGTTGGTTTCGTCGACCCGATGGATTTCCTGGACCGCGGCCGGACCGGCATCCCCGAAGTCGACCTGTGGCTCAGCGCGGTGAACCCGTACGGGTTGCGGCAACGGTCCCGGGTGCTGTCGCCGGACCGGCCCCGGCTGAGGAGGACGTCGTGGCCGTGAACGTCGACCAGGTGGCGTTCGGTCTCGCGGAGGAGCTGCTGGGCTGCTTGTGTGAGGCGTTGGCGGCCAGCGCGGGCGGGGCGGCGTGCCGGTGCTCGATTCTGCCCGGCGCGCAGGTCGCTGCGGATTTGTGCTGCGACTGCGGCGACGGTAACGGGCAGGCGTGGGTGCGGGTGGCGGAGATGTGGCCGACGACCGCGGCGTGGCCGCAGCGGGTCGCCCAGGTGGAGAGGTGCCCGCTGAATCTGTGGGCGGTCGAGCTGGAGGTGGGCGCCTACCGGTGCGCCGCGAAGGTCGACAACCGGGGGCGGTTTCCGAGCGCGGATCGGCTGACCCGCGACGCTGAGATCGTCCTGGATGACGCGGCCGCGATGCGCCGCGCTGTGACCTGTTGTTTCCGTGACAGCGAGGAGGGGCGCCGCTCAGCGCGGAAACTTCTCGTCGGCGCGTGGCGGCCCCTCGGCCCCGATGGCGGCTGCGTGGGCGGTCAGATGTCCGTCACGGTGTCCGCGTACGACTGCTGCCCGGAGTAGTTTCACGCGGTGCCGCTGCGGAGCGCTCCTACCCGAAGCGGGCCTCACAGGCGCTTCTTTATGTAATTGAGATATGGGGACAATGTACAACTGACACCCCATGCCTGTAGTGTATGAATTGCATCAATAGCCCCCGTGGAAGGGAAAAGTCATGAGTGTTCTGACCTGCGGTAACCGTGCGCTTCAGGGTCTGTCCTGGTGGGCTCCGGCGGTGCAGTGGGGGTAGGCGCCGCGTGTGAACGAAGGGCTTCCGCTGTCGAGGGCGGAAGCCCTTCTTCGTGCCCGCCGTCAGGGGGTGGCGGCCGTGTTCTGGAAGGGGTCGCAGGGGTGGGCGGGCCGGACGGGGACGATGCCGGCGCACGCCGCGCGGGTGCCGAGCATGGACAGCACCTGGGGCATGCTCACCTGTCCGCGCTTCCATGGCAGGGGCGGGCCGACGAACAGCAGCGCCCGCCCCTGTTCCAGGGCCGCGCCGCACCACGGCGCCGGGTCGGTGATCGTGACCCCGGTGAGGAAGGGCAGGTCGCCGCCCGCCGGGCCGGGACAGCGCACTTCCACGTCGCGGCGGGCGCCGATGCTGACCTGCCACTGCCGGCCCTGCGCCTTGTAGAGGCTCATGGTGGTGTGGCCGCCGCCGCCGGTGAGGGTGAGGGGTGCCAGTCCGAGGTGGGTCATCAGCGGCAGCAGGTCGGCTGCCGGGTCGCCGACTTCGGGTGACAGGTAGAGGGTCGGGGGGAATTCGTCGAGGCCGGGCAGGAGTGCCCGCACGTCGAACACGTCGTCGCTCATGGCAGCCGATTGTGTCCCGTGAGTGACGGGCGCACCGTGTGATCGCACTTATGCAGGTGTTTCTGTCGGTCACGACGCGTATCCTCCACATGAAGGAAGGCAATCATCATTGTCCCCTCCTAGGAGGTGTGGGTGACATGGCGATCCCCTGCCCGTTCGCGACCTGCGAATGCCTGCATGTCGGCTGTGAGTACGGGTGGATCACCCTGGCGGGGCCCGATGGCCGTGACTTCGTCATCCCCTGCCGGACCTGCCGTCCCGAGGTTTCCGCGCACCTGCTGATGGGGTCGGGGAGCGGCGCCCAGGTGCGGGCGCAGCTGCGCCACCTGCCGCGCCCATCCCGGGTGACCGAGGCTTCCGCGAAAAAACGCCCTTCCCGCCGGGTGTAGTGAAACACTTGCAGCAGTCACCACACATGTGTAGTGTATGAATTGCATTCATTGGATGAGCTGCGGAGGTTCGCATGCCTGCATGGATCGACACCACGCCGACGGACTTCGGCATCAAACCAACGCCGCCACCGCCGTTGTTCGACGCCCACGCCGCCACCGGAACCGAAGGTGACGGCCTGTTCGATCTCCATGACCTGTAAACGCGGAAGGCGCCCCAGGGCGGGGCGCCTTCCGCCTGTCTGCCAGGAGAACCAATGCCCCCCGAACACCGGCCAGGACAACCTGCTGGCCGCCATCGACTCCCTGACCACCTCCCGGACGTTGCTGGCAGCCAGCTGCAGCAACCCCGGAAACCGTGGTTCCAAGTCCGTCAGCGAAGCCGACCGGGAACGCGATGCCGCCCTGATCCAAGCGCTCCTCGGCGTCGGCCACGCCCTGGTCGCGAACACGCTCGCCGTCGCCCTCGGCACCGCCAGCGGACTGGGCCGCCGCGATCCTGTCGAGCACCGCGCGTGGCTGGCCACTGTCGGCCGGCTGCGCGGCCAGGAGACGGCCCCGCGCGACCTGTAGACGCGGCCCTGAGTTTTCTTTCCGCCCGCCCAGCCGCCCGAAGGCTGGGCGGGCGGATCGGCACCCGACACCAGAACGGACGTTGTTGTGATGAACGAACCCCCGGGGCCAGACGCCCCAGGCCCCTTTGGTCTGCCCGCCCCGCGGAACGCCGGAGATGACATCGCCCCGAGCAGGGGCGGGCAGGACACCGCCCCTGACTGCGGCCGCTGCTACGACACCGGCATGGTCGACGAGGTGATTCCCTCGCCCGGCGACCTCACGGTTGAACAGATGCGGGAACTCGTCGCCGCGTTCGAAGCCGCCGCCGCCGCAGGCGGCGACAGCGGCTCGGCGACCCGAGCTGGCGTCGCCGAGCTCGCGGCCCGCCTGGGAGGATCCCGCTACCAGGGCCGCTGTTCCTGCAAACACGGCCAGGACCAGGAGCTGCAGGCCCGCACCAGGCAGCTGTTCGGCGGCGCCGCCGACCCGCGGAAGGTGCTGGTGCAGCTGATGCCGGTCGCCCGAGCCCTGTACTGCGTGTGGGCCAGCCACCAGCTGGGGGAGGACGCGCCGTTTCGGGTGCAGCGGCAGGCCCGCGCCGAAGAGGAAGCACAAATCCTGCTCAGAGGCACCGACCCGTGGCTGCGGGACGTCCTGGCCTTGTCGTGGCGGTTCGAACTGCAGCGATACACCCGGCCAGGCGGGGACGGTGGCCACTGATGGCGCTCACCGTAGGAGAGGCGCAAGCCGTTTTCGACCTGCTGGGATTCCTGTTCGCTGCTCCTTCGTCGACGGGGCGGCCGCGTGACCCGGTGCGGGCGTTGAACGGCGCGGAGTTCCTCGCCACCCAGGCCGGGCAGGCGCAGCCCGCCGATATCCGGGTAGAGGACATTCAAGCCGGATGGCAGCGGCTTGAACGGTTCGTTGAGCTGATCACCGCTGGCCACGACCCGGCTCAAACCCTCCACGCCGCCGCCCTGTACCGGGTGGCCGCGAAGGAAAGCGTCGCGCTGCTCGAAGCCACCGTGCGGGAAGCGGACAGAAGTTCAACGGCGATCGTCGCCGCCCACCGCGAAATCAAGGAGCTGCGCCAGACCGGGCTGCTGTCGCGCCAAGCCGCTGCCCGCCTTCGTGCCGCGCTCACCCCAGACGGTGGCCGGTGAGCGGCACCCACAGCCTGGTACCGCTCACCGGCGCCGAACGGCACGCCGCCGAGCAACTCGCCGAGGACGCGCAGACAGTTCTCCGCCAGCTGGTGGCTGGACTTCCGCGAAACCACCGACGTGCACCGCACCCTGTCGGAAGCGGCGCAGGCCGCAGGGTTTGACGCGGTCGGCCAGGACAGGGGGTGCGCCCTGTACGAGCAGGCGAAAACCGGCGCTGCCCTGGTGGACGGCTACCTGTCCGACGTGCTGGGCCACGACCTCATTCGCGGCCCCGCCGACCTTGGCGAGGTTGCCGGGGCCGACCCTGACACCACCCCAGGTTTGATCATTCGTTTGTGCCGTCCGGGAGCTTCCCGGGCGGCGTCTCACCGTTGAAAGGTGGCATCCTCTGTGAAGCCCATCCGGGTCGGCGTGTTGTTCGTCGCCGTCGCCCTGCTCGTCTTCGCCGCTTACTCATGCGGGTGGGGTCCCGCCACCGCGACGTATCCCGCCCTGCCCGCGCCTGGCCGCTCCGCCCCAGCTGTGGACGCGTGCGGGGACGCCCGGGTGGCAGTGCGGCCCGCGCTGCGCCTCGCGCGGGCCGCCATCAAGGAGACCAACGCCGGAAACGCCAGGGTGGCCAGCATCACCGCGGCGCGTGACCTGCTCACCGAGCCGGATGTCATCGCCGCGGTGAACGCCTGCCTCACCGCGGACCGAAGCAAAGGGCCGGCCTTCACCAGGGTTTCCGACGCGTTCGACCAGGCGGTGCACCGCATCTCGACCATTCAGGAAACCGGCCGCGCCGACGAAACCGACCGGGCCGCCCTCGCCGACGCCCAGCACACCATCAACGCAGCCCTGACCTGGAAAGGAAAAACACGATGATCGTCACTGGCGCCGCCTGGCCGACCAGCGGGAAACCGTCATGGGTCTGCTCACCATCCTGGACGAGGTGGAGGAGAAGCTCGGCGACGCCGACCGGTGCGTCAACGCGCTGCTGCGCTCCAACGGTGAGGGCTTGAGCCCCACCGACCACCGGGACGGTGTGAAAGAACTGGAGGCCGCGCACCGGGCGGTGCGTAACGTGCGGCGTATCGGCGCTGCCCTGCAGGCAAACCTGCAGCCGCTGATCATGGATCCGGTGCCGTGGGCGGGGACGATCGCCCGGTGCGGTGTTCCCGACCGCGGCGGACTGGTCATCATCTGCGCCGGGGAGGACCAGCCGGTGGGGCCGCCCGCCGCGCTGCGCGACCAGGACGGCGCACTCGTCGGCCTGGTCGACAACGTGTGGGTGGACGAACAGCGCAGGATACGGGCTCGTGGCCGGGTGGACACCTCCACCCCGGCGGGCCGGGTCGCCGCCGCCTGTATCGCGTCCGTTCAGCACGTCACCGTCCACTTCGACGACGCCCGCACCCGCAAGCACGGCCACGACGGCTCCAGCATCCGTGAGGTGGTGCTGCTGAACGGGTGGCGGGTGACGGCGGTGCAACTCGTCGGCGCCGGCCAGGCCCCGTGGGGGGAGGCGGTCATCACCGCCTACCTCGCCCCTCACCCGTCCGGCATCTGACAGGCCCCGTCTTGCCGAGTTGTGGAGGAACACACCATGTCTGATCCCAGCCCTGCCGAGCCGCCCCAGCGGGCAGGCGCCCGCGCCCAGCGGCCGCTGAGGAAGTCCCGCCAGGATGGGCAACGGTACTGCGAGGCGTGGCAGGAGCCCGTGGGCGGTACGGCGTGAACGGCACGGGCGTTCACTACGAGTACTTCGCGTGGCAGCCGGTTGAGCACCGGCCGGGGTGCGCGCGGGGTTGGGTGGTGCGCCAGCAGGGCGAGGAAAGCCCCGACGGTACGACGAGGCAGGCCGCGGTGCAGCTGGTGTGCCCGCTGCCGGACGGGTGCGGGAAGGTCGTCGAGTTCGAGTTCGACAACGAGCCCACCACGACCCCCTCCGGCGGGCCCGGCGACCGGTGGAAGTGGCACACGATGACCGTTGACCAGGTCGGGTACGGCAGTTCTCCGCTGCCGGTGGCCGGGGTGTGGCTGCACCCGGGTGGGCCGCTGCTGCGCTACTGGAACAACGGCGAAGGCCCCGCCTACTACGTGGTGACCGAATCAGCGGAGCGGCCTTCGGACTGGTCGCAGGTGCTGGGGGTGATCGGGCAGGCGCGGACCCGTGGCCGGCAGTTGGCGTCGAGGTGGTACGCCCACGCGAACTACCAGCCCCTGTCGGCCGCCTGGCACAGGTATCAGCCGCGCGACACGACGGACCGTTTGAAAAGCCAGGCGGCGGCGGTGCGGTGGGTGCTGGCGGCGGTGAGCCGTGGCTGACGTGACACGACCCGGCCAGGTGGGGCGAATCGGCTGTTTGGTGGGGCCGCGCCCGCCACCCTGGTAGGTCGTACGCCCCGTCACCGCCCGGCCACCGGCTGTAGGTGCAGGGGTTCCCCCCAAGTTAGGAGCTGTCCGTAGCCATGAGCCAAGCCGACTACGCCGTCCTAGTGGGTGTGTTCGTCGTCGTGTTCGCCGCGTGCGGCGTGTGGGCCTACGTTCGGTGGTGCCGCACCAAACACGGGAACAAGCGGGCGTCCCGAGCTGTCACCGTCGCGTTGGCGGGCACGCTGGCGGTGCTGGTCGCCGCCATGGGGGTGCTGCTGTACCAGACGCTTCAACCGGCGGCGGCGCCTGCTGCGGCGGCGCTGTACATGTGCCGGTATCCGGAGCCTGACAGCGACGAAGCGGTGTGCGCGGGCATGGACAAAGGCGAGTACGTGGAGTTCCGCGGCGGCACCGACCATCCGAGGCTGCTGGCCGGCACGCACGACGTTCACTGGTCGTCGCCGTCGGGAAGCGTGTGCGGGCAGGCGCACCAGTTCGTGGCGCCGCTGCTGGCCGCCGCCGCTGACGAGCTGGAAGCTCACCGCCCCCGCAACCTCGCTGATGTCAGCGCGGTTTTGTCTCAAGGGGAGGCGGCGCGGCTGGTCGATGCGTGTAGCCGCAGCAGCCTCAACAGTTTGCTCGTCATCAACGTGACCGCGGTGGTTCTCGCAGCGGCCGCCCCCGACGGGCAGACGGGCGACGAATTGGACGAGATGGCGCGCAATCTGCGGGAGCAGCTCGCCACCGGCGAAGGCACCCAGCCACCAGAAACTTCAATGTTTAACTTTCCGGAGGAGTAGTAGCGTGGATGTACCCAGCGAAACAGTCGTGGACGCGTCCGAGGGGGATGGTGTGGCCGCCCAGGCTGCTGCTCATTTCCTGATCGTCCGCCAGCTGTTCGACCTTGGCCACCTCACCGACGTTCTGGAACGGTGCGGTGTCGACGTGGGCGGCCGCTACGGCGGCAACCGGATCGCGGCCGCCGTCGCCAGCACCGGAGCCGCCCTGACGGAACTCCACAACGCGATCGCCGCGAACTGGGGCGACTGCGTGTCCGCCCTGGGCCGCGGCGACCTGCTCGACCCGGGTGACGCCGCCAACGCCGGCCTGGTGCCGTGGTGCGGGGTGCTGGCCGTCTTCGAGCACGGCGGCCGACGGCGCATTTATAACCCGGAGAAGCTGCCGGTCGACGTCCGGAACCTGCCGGTGCCGTTGGTCGACCGGCGCGGTGACCCTGCGGACGCGGCCTCCGTCGGCGTGTTGCAGCTGGCCTGGGTGTCGGGCGGCCAGCTGATGGGCGCCGGCTACCTTCGACCGTCCGCTGAAGGAGCCTCCCCGGCGGGTGTCCTCGACCAGCCGACACCCGTCACCGTTGATCTTTCCGGTGTGGAGTGGGCCATCCCGTCCGACCCGAACGTTCTGCGGTCCGGCGACTACGTGCGGCACGGCCGACTGCAGCCGGGATGGCGGGTCACGGGCGTCGAGCTCGTCGACGCACCCACCTGGGATGAGGCGCGCATCCGGTGTGTCACCCGCGAGGAGTACGCGCAGCTGACCGACCCGGTGCTCGCCAGCCTGCCCGCAGGTGTCGCAGCCGGGGGAGACAGCCGGTGACGACCACCATCACAACGGTACGGGTCGGCGACTACGACGTGCGGGCGCACCTGCCGTCTGACATGGACGGGTGGCTGGCCGCTGTTGCCGCCCTGGACACGCTGGGGGTACACAAGCGGCTCGCGGCCGAACGGGTTCAGGTCCTCGCGCAGCTGGCCAGCGAGGTGGTTCACCCCGAGGACCAGCTGGTGTTCGTCGAGGTCACGGCAGAGGATGGGGAGGTCAACGTCGCCCATGCGGCCGACGTCCTCACCGTCTTCCTGGATGACTACGTCCGGGACGTCGCAGGCCCGCTCAGCGCCTCCCAGCGACGGCCCCACGCCCGGCAAGGGGGTGTGCCGCGGAAACGGCGGCACTGGGCGTCATGGCTGCCGTACTCGTGGCGGGGCGTACACGAACGGGTCGCGGCGCGGTACGGAATGTTCTGGGAGCCGTGCCCGGTGTGCGGCCGGCCGTTCGGCGGGCACGAGTGGCGGCGGGTGAAGGGTCGCCCTGACGCGTTGCCGGTGTCAGGCTCGCCCGGTGAGTGGATGGCGATCTGTCCGCGCTGCACCCGCCACGGGTACGGCACCACCCGGCACCCCGACGGACCCCGGATCGTCGGAGGCGGCGTCTAGCATGCCTGGTATGACGGGAAGAGGAGACGTGGGGGAGAGCTGGCGGGAAGGTGACCTGGTCATCGCCGACGACGGCGCCCTGTGGGTGCGCGCCTACCAGGAGGACCTGGTGAAGGGCTGGGCATGGGGCTACCCCGGTGAGACGGCGCGCTCGTTCACCGGCGGGGGAGCGGGGGTCAGCGGGTCTGTGGCCGAAGACGTCCCGGTGCGTCCGCTGACGCTGCTGGTACGTGACGGCCGCCCCTACTCGCCCGTTGAGGGCCAGGCACTGTCCGCTGCTCAAGCAGTCGGATCGGGCGGCTTGTACTTTCCCGCGGCGGTGCTACGTCCAAACGTGCCCGGTCCTGCGGCGGCGAAGGTGTGGGCGGCGTTGAGTGATGACGTGGTCGTGGTCGACGCCCCGGACATGGCGGCCGCGCTCGGCGCGGGCGATCTCGTGGCCCGGCTGCTGGCCTGGCACAACACCGACCCCACGTAAACGCGCAACACGTTCGGCCGCTCAAGGCCGCCTCCGGTGGAAACGGGGGCGGCCTTCTGCTTTGCTGCTGGTCATGGGCTTGACCGTGAAAGCGAACGCGCCGGTGTTGGGCATGCACGACGGCCACGAGTACGACGTCGCGGACTCGCCGTTCATCCGCAAGGTGATCGCGTCGGGGAAGCTGACGCTGCTGGCCGACACCTCCTTGGTGGGGGAGGAGACCGGCTCATCCGACGGCGGCCAGGGGCCAGCGGCCGAGGAGACGGAGGCTGCGCGAGACAAGGCGCGCAAGCCGTGAAAGACCTCCGGCTGGTCGCCGACCCGGACGCCGAATTGGAGGCGCTGCATCGGCCGCCGGACATCGAGCTGACGGTGAAGGTCCGCGAGCCCGACTACGACGAGGCAGCCTGACCCGCCACAGGAGCGAGAGGGGGGTGGGTGGTGGCGACGTACCGGGTGCGGGTGCGTAACAACCAGGTGGCGTTACAGCGGTTTCTGCGCGGCAAGGACGGGCCGGTCGTCCAGCACGTCGAGAAGATCATGCGGGATACGGCGAACCTCGGCAAGCGCACCATCCGCGTCGATCGGGGGTTCGCGCGTGCGCAGATCTACAGCCTGGTGTTGCCGTACGGGACGCGGGTCGTGGGGAAAGCCGGGTCATACGCCCACTACGCGTACTGGCTCGACGTCGGCACGGGGGTTTACGGCCCGTTCGGTAAGCCGATCGTGCCGAAGCGGGCGAAGGTGCTGGTGTTCACGCCGAAAGGCAGCAATGTGACGGTGTTCGCCGCCTCGGTGAAGGGGTTGAAAGGCGACCGGTGGCTGCGCAGGGCGTTCGCGGTGGCGTGCCCGTACCCGGTGACAGACCTGGCGCCCACGTAGCGGCATGCTCACGCTTCGGCGTTCGAGGAGGTCACCGTCCGCGCGATGATGGGGGCGTCAAGGGATCGACTCGTTCGGGGGGAACGATGAGCGAAGTGGCTGTGAAGGACGACGCCCAGGTGAGCGGCGATAACGATGAAGGGGTCGTCGTTGACCCCGACCTGGTGTTCACCACGCCGCCCAAGCCGCACCTGTCGACGGAGTCGACGGTGGAGCGGACCGTCGGGTTCGAACTCGACGGACAGACCTACTACTTGATCAAGCCGCGTAAGTGGGAGGACGCGCTGATGGCGTTGGAGGAGACCGCGGCGCGGCGGGCGACCGGCGCGGACGTGTTGTGGCAGGGCTGGGACTTCCTGCAGACCGTCGTCACGCCTGAGTCGCTGCGCAGGCTGATGGGTCGGGCCCGCGACGACAGCGACGACTTCGAGCGCAGCGACCTGTTCGACCTCATCCCGAAGATCATCCGGAAGTTGCAGGCGAAGGAAACCGCCGGGAAGGTGTCGGTGCCGCGCCCGGCGCGGGCAAGCGCCGCCCGCTCGGCGTCCACGCCGGCCGGGTAGCTGGTGGAGCAGTGGCGGCCGGCGGTCCTCGGGCCGCCGGCGTCGTTCGTCCTCGACGCCGAGATCTACGAGCTGTCCGGGGCGTGGCAGGTGCTGCTGGAGTACCTGCCGGCCGAACGGTGGCACATGTTCGTCCTGTACGGGCTGCTGCATCCGCTGGACGCCGAGCGGCTGTCGGACCGGCTCGACGACGACGACGATCCGCTGACCCGGCAGGAGGTGCGGGCGGTGGCCGAGCGGCTGGTGCAGCAGGCGACCGGCCGTAAGTGGTGGGTCGCCCAGCGGTTGTACGCGACGCTGGCCGCCTCCTGGGGGGAGTTGGACGGGCGGCTGTCGCTGCGCGGAGTGGAGCTGGCGGCGATGCTGCCGAACCCGGCCCGCATGTGCAACCTCGTGTACGGGTGGCTGGTCGACGGCGCCGACGAGCAAGGGCGGCGCCGCCTGGACATGCAGCTGACCCGCCCCCCGGCGGGGATGTCGAAACGGCAAGCGGCGGCGGCCTGGTCGCCGGAGGAGCAAGGACGGGCGTTCATGAACGCGTACCGGTTGCAAGGCGATGCGGGAGGGCGAAGCCCGGTCCCCGTAGCCTAGGGCTGTCGCTGTGCTGAGGGCCGGACACCATCGCCGTACGGTAGGGGTGCCCGCCCATGGCCGCAGGTCAGCCGCTCTCGCGCGCCGAGGTGGAGCTGGTCCTCAACTTCGAGGGCCTGTCGGAGGAACTGCGCGAAGGGCTGGAGCGGCGGGTCAAGGCGGCCGCCGCGGTGGCGGCCAAAGAGCTGACCCGGGTGGAGAAAGCCGCCTCGGGGATCGGTACGGAAACACAACGCTCAGCCCGAACCGCTGAAACGGCCGTTGAGGCGGTGCAGCGGGGTGCGAAAGCCGCGACCGTCGAGCTCGACAAGACGGCGAAAGCTGCGGCGCGGGTCGGTGTGGAGGCGAAGAAGTCCAGCGACGAAGCCGCCGACACGATCAACCGGCGGCTGGTGCCGGCCGCGACGAAAGTCCGTGAAGCGCTCGCGGCCATCGGTGAGAGAGACCGCAATCGGGGCGGCTTGCAGGGGTTGCTGCGGGACCTGGCCGGGCTGCCGCCGGCGTCGCAGCGGGCGGTGCGCGGGCTGACCTTCACCCGGCAGGCGATCATTTCGGTGATCGCCGCCGCCGCCGGGCTGGCGCCCGCGTTCGCCGCGGCCGGTGCCGGAGCAGGCGCTTTCGGCCTGTTCGCAGTCCCAACGATCACGAAGGTCATCAAGGCGCAGACGGAGATGGCCGACGAGTGGGCGTCCCTCACCGACGATCAGAAGATCGCCGCCGTGTCGACGTCCGCCCTGGTCGACGAGTACAAGGCGTTGTCGGCGTCGCTTGCCCCGGACACGCTGCGCGTCTACAACGCCGCCTTGACCGAGACGCGCGAGCTGCTGCCCGAGCTGGTGCCGCTGGCGCGCACCACCGCGACCGAGCTGGCCGAAGCCGTCGCCACCCTCGGCGACGGCTTCGACTCCGACCGCGCGCAGGAGTTCTTCTCCTTCCTGGAGCGCTCAGCGCCCGGCGCGATCAGCGGCCTCGTGTCCATCGTGCAAGACGGCGGGGCGGCGGCCGCGGCGCTGTTGCAGGCCCTTGCCTCGCTCGCCCCTGTCCTGGGTGGTGTGGTCGCCGGAACGCTGCAGCTGGTGACCGCCGTCTCCGAGCTGTCGCCGGAGCTGGTGCAGCTGCTGGTGACGACGGTCGCGCTGCGAGGCCCGGTCGCTGCCTTGGGCAACCTCTTCAGCACCGGTGTGGGAAAGGTCAAGGCGTACTCGCGGGAGACGAAGGGCGCCTCGCTGGCCTCCAAGGTGCTCACCGCCGCCGCGGCGGCCGGGCCGAACATCTACCTCGCCGGCGCCGCCGCGCTCGGCATCTTCGCGATCTCCCTGGCGACGGCGAAGACGCGCGGCGAGGAGCTGGTCGACGCGATCCAGGCGAGCAACCTGGCGGTGCGCAACAACGTCGACGGCTACCGGAACGCGAACAGGGTGCTGGCCGGTGAGCTCGCCCCGACCGAAGCCGCGATCGGCCGGGCACTGCAGGGGGTCAACCGCGACCTGAACACCAACACGGTCGCCCTGGCACAGGCGGCGCTGGCCCAGCGAGGCCTGTCGGATGTGAACGTCGCGGCCGCGCAGGCGATGGAGCAGAACCGGGCGGCGCTGAACAACATCGACGCCGGAGCCCGCGCCGTCGCTGCCGCGTACGGGATCACCACAGGGCAGGCGATCGCTCTGGCGGACGCGGTCGGCGTCGACCTGTCTCAAGGCGTTACTCGAAGCGGCACCTTGACGGCGGCGGCGGCCGGGAAGTTCGCTGCCTACCAGGCCGCGGTGCAGGCGGCACAGAACCCGACGCTCGCAATCCAGACGGCGTTCGCGAACACCGCCAACGAAGCCCTGAACCTGACCGACCGGGTCAAAGCGTTGCAGGCGGCGTTTGATCTGACCATCAACCCGAGCCTTGCCCTGTACACCGCGACGACCCGGGTTCGTGACGCCTACGCCGCCGCCAACACGGTGCTGGCGCAGGGCAACGCCACCTCACAGGCGCGACGGACCGCCCTGCAGAACCTGATCACCACGTTGCGGGATCAGGCCAACGCCGAGTTCAACGCGAACCAGTCCGTCGACAAGACCAGTGCGGCGTTCCGCAACCAGCTGCCCACCTTGACCGGGCTGGCCGGCAAGAGCCGGGAGAGCCGGGCACTGGTCAACGAGCTGGCGGGGGCGCTGGCCGGGGCGAGAACCGCGGCCCAGACCGCGGGGAACGCGATCGGTGGCCTCGGCGGCAAGGCCGACGCGGCGAAGGGCGGCCTGTCGGAGGCGGCCCGCCAGGCGGGCGTGCTGGACAGGCGGGCCCAGGGGGCGGCGGGGAACGTCGCCAACCTGGCCACCCAGGCGCAGACCGCCGGCAACTCTTCCAGCGCCGCGGCGCCGAAGGTCGACGACCTAGCCAATAGCATCCAGGGCTTGAAGTCCAAGAACGTCACCATCCGCGCCAACACGGCGCCAGCGCAGGCGGCTGTTCAGTCGTTCATCCGCAACAGCAGCGGCAAAGTCGTCGACGTTACGCTGCGGATCGGCAAGACCACCGCCACGGCGGGGGCGACGGGCGGCATGGCCGAGGAGCTGAAGCCGCGCGTGTTCCCGCCGGGCTTCGCCGCCGGAGGCAAGCTCCGCGGCCCGGGCACCGGCACCAGCGACTCGATCATCGCCCGCCTGTCGACCGGCGAGTTCGTCGTCAACGCCAAGGCGACCAAACGCTACGAGAACCTGCTGCGGGCGATCAACAGCAACAAGTTCGCGACCGGCGGCAAGGTCGGCGACAGCCTGCCCCGGTTCGCGACCGGCGGCCTGGCCCGCGGACGCAACCCGGTGATCGACCTGGGGGCGCTGCTCGGCACCGATCTGGCGCGCGGCCTGGCCCGCTCGCAGCGCGCGATCGACGCCGAACTCGGCAAGATCAGCAAGGCGGTGAAGGAGAAGCTCGCCGACATCAACCGGTCGGTGGGCGCCGACTTCGTCCGCAACCTGGTCTCCGCCAGCCCCGAGGAGATCTCCCGCCAGCTGCGCGACCTGCAACGGCAGATCAGCGCCGCCCTGAAGAAGACCGACACCCGGGTCGATAACCTGCTGGTCGCCCGGCTGACCACGCTGAACGCGGCGCTGGGCAAGCTCGCAACCGAACGGGACCGGCTCGCCGCCACGGTGGAGAAGGCAACCCAGACCGCGGCTGATGTCACCGAGCGGGCACGCTCCTCGGCCGCGCTGTCGACCCTCACCGACGAGGAGCGGGCCACCCCCCAGAGCATCGCGGCCGGTCTCCGCACCCGCCTGAAGGCGATCAACACGTTTCAGGACGACATCGCGCGGCTGCAGCGGCGCGGCGCCCACAAGTCGCTGATCGAGCAGCTCGTCACCGGCGGCCCCGACCAGTCCGGGCAGCTCGCCGCGAGCCTCTCCCGCGCGTCGACCACCACCCTGCGGGAGATCAACGAGCTGCAGCGGCGCATCAACGCCGACAGCAAATTCCTCGGCCGAGAAAGCGCCGACTTCCTGTTCGACTCCGGAGTCAACGCCGGCCGGGGTTTCCTCGCGGGCCTGAAATCGCAGCAGAAGGAGATCACCGCGCTGATGACGGCGATCGCCAAGAGCGTGTCGACGACCATCCGCAAAGAACTGAAGATCAAAAGCCCGTCGAGGCGGCTGCGCGCCGACGGCCGCGACACCGGCCGCGGCTACCTGCTCGGCCTGCAGGACCTGGCGCCGCAGATCGAGCGGGCCGCCCGCCAGATGGTCGCCCCCGTCCCCTCCGCCCGCACCGCCCCGTTCCAGCCCGCCCGCGCCGCCACCGCCGCTGCCGGGCAGACCCCGGCCCGCACGCAGGGTGGCTCCTCAGTGCGCGACGTGACGTTCAACAACACCTACACCCAGGTCATGGCCAGCGCCCCCGACATCTGGGCCGAGCAGGAACGCCAGCTCGCCGAGGCATTGCGATAGGAGAAGGGACACCTCATGGCATCCACCGACTGGCTCTGCTTTTCCGGCGTCGAGCTGGCCAACAGCGCCCGGGTGTACGCCTACAGCCAGGCCGGCCTCGCCCCCAAGCACGCCAGCGTCCGCGACTGCGGCTGCGAGGGCCTGCCCGCCGTGCTGGGCGACGAGCCGTACACGCTGCCCGCCACCGACGACGCCCCCTGGTACGACCCGGCGGAACCCTCCTCAACGGACTTCGCGGGCTTCCTGTGCACCGACATCGAGGACATAGAGTCGGCGCCGGTCTCCCGAGCGGTGACCAACCGGCTCGGCGACGGCGCGGTGATCGGCCGCCAGCGGCTGGGCGCCCGCACGATCACCGTGACCGGCGTGCTGATCGGCCGTACCTCCTGCGCGGTCGACTACGGCCACCGGTGGCTCTCCAGCGTCCTGCAAGGCGCCCTGGCATGCGGCCCCGCCTCCTGCGGCGGCGACGACCTGGAGTTCATGGCGTGCTGCCCCACCCAGCCGCTCGCGCCGGGGGAATGCTGCCCCGGCCCCTGCCCGGGGCCGACGTGCGCCCAAGGCGTGTTCCGGACGCTGCGCGACGTCGCCCTCACCAGCCGGGTGAGGAAGGTACGCAGCATCACCGGCTGCGGCTGCTGCCCGGGCGAGCTGCGTGAGGTCACCTTCGAGCTCACGGCCGGACGCCCGCACGTGCTGCGCCCCGCGGTGACCGTGGCCGAAGCCGTCGTCTGGCCGCCGGAAACACCCGACGACGAATGCGTCCAATGGTCAACCGACCCCGGATGCCTGGACGAGGCCGGCGAATGCGCCGCCCAGCAGCCGCAGCCGTGCCCGCTGGATCCGAACTGCCCGCCGCCGACCCTGCCCGACCTGCCGCTGCCCGCCAACCCGTGCCTGTGCGAGCCGTTCACCAGACGGCAGCTATGCATCGCGGTACCGCAAGGGGCCGCGCCGATCTGGGCCGACCTGGTGCCGCTGGTGGAGATCTACTCCGGGTCCGCCCTCCTGCGCGGCATCCGCATCAGGTTCTACCCCAACCCGTTCGACGCCGCCTTCGCCGACCTGGACCCTTGCGCCTGGTGCAGCGAAATCAACATCTCCTACCTGCCCGCCGCGGCCAAGCTCACCTTGGACTCGACCCGCCGTACCGTGCTCGTGCAGTGCCCGGGCCGGGCCGACACCCCCGCCGAGGACATCGTGTCCGGGCCGCAGGGACGGCCCCTGAGCTGGCCGACGCTGGAATGCGGCATCCCCTACCTGGTGTGCGTCAGCGCCGACTCCACGACGATCGCCGCAGACGCGACCGTCACGCTGCGCACCGTCGTGAGAGAGGTGTGAGGCGTGGGTTCGCTCGGATGCCCCGAGACGTACACGGTCGCGATCGCCGACCGCACCGGCGGCCGCGAGTACGGCTCCGTCGAACCGTCCGCGCTCGACTGGTCCCGCATCCTCGACGACACCTCCGACGCGTCGGTCACCGTCCCCTACCAGGGGGCGGAGTGCTGCGCGCTGCTCGGCAAGACACGCACCTGGTGCAACTCGCTGATCTTCTACCGGGATCAGCAACGGGTCTGGGAAGGACCGGTCACGCGCATCACCCACCGCGGCGAGGACACCGTGCTGAGCGCCCGCGACGTCACCCAGTGGCTGTTCCGCCGCAAGATCCGCGCCCTGCTTGACTACACCGGCACCAAGAAGGCCGACCTTGCCGTCATCGCCCGCCTGCTCGTCGAACACGGCTTCGGCCCCGACGATCCGAACGTATTGATGTACTTGTGGGTGTCGGCCTCCGGAATCGTCGGGGAACGCAAGTACGCGGCCAACTCCGGCTACGTCCTGGACCACCTGCGTGAGCTCGCGAGAACCGGCGTCGACTTCACCGTGCTGGGCCGGCGCATCATCTTGACCGGGGAGGGCCCGCTGGGCAGGCTGCCGGGCCTGACCGACGGGCACTTCGCCGGCCCCCTCAACGTGATCGAGGACGGCCTGTCGGCGATCACTCACGCGACGGTCCTCGGCAAGGGCGTCATGGCCGAGTCGGGCGGCATCGGCGCGTGCGGGCTACTGGAGTACCTCGCCTCCGAGGAGGAGATCCAGGACGTCGCCTCCGCCCGAGCCGAAGCGGTTGCCCTGGTGGGCGCCGGTGAACCCGCCCCCGTTTTCGTGGAGGTCCCCGACGACGCGCAGCTGGCGCCAGAAGCGCCGGTCGGTATCGAGGACCTGATCCCGGGCGTCGTCGTGCCGGTCACCTCCACGGCCACGTGCCGTACGATCGCCGCCGACCTGCGGCTGCTGCGCGTCCGCGTGACCTATACCGAAGCCGATGGCGAGAAGGTCGGCATCACGCTGGCGCCGCTCGGCGTCGACACCGCGGCGACCGCCACCGGATAGACGAGGAGACGCCATGGCCAGAGTGCAGACACGGCCACGCACACCCGCCCAGGTCCTGCGCGACCTGGACGACCGGCTACGCGTCCTGGAGCACCGCACCAGCGTGGTCGTAGGCGTGGCCCCGGACGCGTTCGTTCTCGAGGTCGACGGCTCCGGGAGGTTGACCGCCCGGCACGCCATGACGGGCACCGTCACCATCGTCGCCCTGCCGTAACGCGCAGCCCTGCCCGCGGTCGGGCTTTCGTCGGTGATGTCCGGAGGTGAAACAGGCGGGGCGCGGGTGCCTCTGCCAGGAGGTGCCCGCGCCCTGCTCTCACGTTGTGCCGGGACCACCTCCCGAGCTGCTCGGGGGGGCCGCGGGCGGCGGGATTTCTCCCGGGGACGCGGGGGGCTCTACGCCCTGTGTGGGCGGTTCCTCCTCAGCGTCGACCTGCGCGTTTCTGCTCCAGCGGATGAAGATACCGAGAATAGGGATCCTGAGTTCGAACCGTTCCACCCCTTTGTCAAGCGCCTGCGCGTTGAGCGCATGCACTCCGAAGAAGACAGCGGCCAGAACGGGGGCGAGCAGCAGGATTCCCCAAAGGCCAGCCGCCTGGAGCAAGCTCCAGAGGCCAGCCATTCGCTATCTACACCGCGAACGAAATGCCCGTCAGACGATCGGCCATCCTGTTCCCTTTCCTGTCGCAGTTTCATGTGCCGCACCTACATGTGTGTCTTTTACATGTGCATCTTCAGTTTCTGTATCGGTTTTTCATGGGGTCTCTCCAACGGGAAAGACACTCCATCTGCCTTGCCCCTTGGACGCGTACTTCGGCTATTCGATCAAGAGGCGGCCGCCCGCCAGTATTGGCAAATATGGGCGGGCGATCATTTATGTCACGATTATGCCTCGCGTGGTCCCGGTGCGCGAAGCAATGGACGCTTCCGGCTCACGCGATGGTTGGTCACTGTCGACGAACTGTTCCCGGCGGCGCTGAGCTGCCGTACCGACAAAGTTGTCACTCAACACGGGTAATCAAGTCATCACAAATTGTGATCTTGGTAGGGTTGACGTGTGGAAACACACGGCCTACGCCTTGAGAATTCCCGCATCGTGCACCGGCCCGGCACGAGCAGGGACCGGTACGGCGTGGAACTTCCCGCCCCCGAATGCCAGACCCCGATCGGCGGGTGGGATCCGCGGCGGCTGTGCGCGTCGCAGGAACCCGTCAACTGCCGGCGCTGCCTGAAGCGCGGCAGCAGTCACGCCGCAGCCGCGCAGGGGGTCGCCCTGGAGCTGTTCTAAGGGGCGGTGACTGGCCGGTGCGCCCCGGGCCAGGCACAGCACACGTCGAACCCGCCATGTCGCGGGCATTCGACGTCGCCTGACGTGGGACAGAAGTACACCTCCGGGCAGCAGTAGCCGTTCTGCGCGGCGGCAGGTGACGGCAGGAACAGCACCGGTGGAGGTTCGGTGTTTTCCGGCAGGCCAGGCGTTGAGATCAGGTACGTGTCTTCTGGGAGGGCGTACGCCGGGAGACGGCCGCCGACCGGTGTCCTTCGGCGGCCCGGTGTTCGCGCCCGGGACGGGTTGCGGCGTCGCGGCAGGAGCAGGGCGAGCACGGCGACGCCGAGCACGCCGACCACCGCCAGGGCGGCCCAGCAGGTGGCGGGAAGACGCATGCGCCGATCGTAGAAGTTCGCCCGGGCGGGCGAAGAACGCGCAGAGCTCTCCTCCGTGGCGGAGCCTGCCGGGTGGCGGCGCTTCGGAAAGGAGGCGACCGCCCCCGGTACGCTGGCCGTGAGCTGCTGGCGTGAGGGCCGGGCCTACCTGCGGACAGGTGCGGGGTGGTCACGATTCCCAGGTGCGGGTGCGCGTCCGGCTGTTCATGTTTGATCTCCGCCGGTGGCGGGGTGAGAGTCACCGGCAACGGCAGTGCCTCGAACCCGTACGTTGTGTCCGCGCTGATTTCCGGCGACGCGGGCAACGCGATGGTCATCGGCGGCGACGGCGGCCTGTACGCGGCCGGAGGCGGCGGTAGCGGCGGGTTGACGACGGTCGCGATCCAGGACACCCCGTGTATCGATTTGAGTGGCCTGGGCACGGCGCCGCAGCCGTTGAGGGCGGCGCCGATCATCGCGCCGACCGCGGGGAACCTGCTGGCGTGCGCCGCGAACGGACTGCAGGCGTCGCTGACCGTCGGCGCGTGTGGCTTGCAGGGCGCCGGCACCGCGGCGTCGCCGCTGGCGGCGAAGGTCTCCGCGTGGCCCTACCCGTGCCCGATCGACGCGCAGGCGGGCCTCGTGTACTGCGACAGCGGCGGCACCCTCAGATCAGAGCCACGCGGCAAAACGGAGTATTTCACCACCACGTTGAATCAGACGTACGCGAACCTGGCGGTGCCGACGACGACCACGACCGGCGGCACCATCGTGGAGACGCGGTCGTTGTCGGTCACCAACCCCGACCTGTGCCGACCCGCGCTGGCCATCACGATGACCGAGCTCGACGTGGACTTCGTGATTCCCGCCGGAGGCCGCGCCGGCATGTTCATGTACGGCGACGAAACGTACCGGTTCGAGAACCGGGGGTCGGCGACGGTGAGCAACGTGCACACGCAGACGACGAAAGTGGTCGGAAACACCATCGTCCCGCCTGGTGCCACGCAGAACATCGACCTGGTGATCGGGCTGGGGTTCGGGTTGGCCGGAGCCACGTACAACAGGATCCAGTCGTTCATCCGCGCCGTGCTGATCGCGCTGTAGCCGACACGTTGAGGAGGTCAGACAGGATGGACGACACCACACCGCCGGAGGGGTTCCGCGGGGACCGTGCCGCACTGGAGCACGTCCGTTACTTCCGCACCGGCACCGGCAGCGTGGGGGAGGTCGCCGAGTCCGCCGCCGGGATCTCGTCGCTGCCCGACGACGCGGTGGAGATCACCGCCAGGCAGTACCGGCGGGAGCTGGCCGGACTGCGCGCCGGAACGGAGCGGCTGCTCGCCGACCTGCGGGCGCAGGACGAGGAGCGCATCCGCGGCGACCACGAGGCGCTGCGCGCCGCCGGCATCCCCGAAGGCCTCGCCCGCCGCCTGGCCGGCTACCCCGCAGGGGAGGAGTGACCGATGCCTCAGGTATGTGTCGGCCCCGAATTCACCGTTGACCCGAACGGCCGTTTGAGACTGGATTTGTGTGGTGGCCCCGCCGAGCAGGCGTGGCCGTACGCGTGCCCCACCAGTAGTAACCCTTTGCGGATCGACCCGAACTGCGGGCTGTGGGTGCCGCCGTACGCGAAGGCCGGGCGGGCGTCCGCGTCCGGCACGTCCGGCGGCGCCCTGGTCACCGTCCCTGCCGGGTTCACCGAGGTCGCCCAGGCGGAGATCGAGGTGCAGAACCCGTCCGACTGCTACACGGCGATCGTCGTGCAGTGGATCCAGGTCGACGTGGACTTCTACTTGCCGCCGGGCACGGACTCGCGGGCCGGGTTCCGCATCAACGGCAACAGCATGATGGCGTTGGAGAACTCGTCGCCGGCGGGCGGCACGCAGGAGACCGGCGTCCACTGGGATCTGCACCAGACCCTGGTGTCGGGGACGATTCCCGCGGGCGGCAGCAACACGTTCACCAGCCCGATCGATGTGGGGTCCGGGCAGGGCGGCGCCCAGTACGGCGAGATCAGATGGCAGATGAGAGTGCTAGCCCTGGCAGGACTGTGATGATCACGAAGTTTTTCCGGCGGGCCGACGGGACGCTGCTGTCGCGTTCCCTGGAGGTCGAGGGCTCCTACGCGATGGCGCTCACCGTACCGTCCGACGCGGTGGAGATCTCCGCCGAGCAGGCCGAGAAGCTCCGCGCCGGCCACGCAGCCCAGGCTAAGGCGTGGGTGGCGGAACAGGGGGCGGCCGCCGACCTGGTGCGGCGCGCCGACTACGAGGCGCTGCTGGCGTTGGGTGTCCCGGAGGCGACGGCGCGGCGCCTGTCCGGCCACCGCGGCGGAGGTGGTGATGAGTGACCTGCCTGATCCGTTCAGCGGAGTGGTCACGGCCGCGCACGTCTACAACGCCGTAGTGGAGGTCGGCAAGCAGGTCGTCGGCGTGGACCACAAGGTCGATTTGGTCGACGGGAAGGTGTGCGCCGTGGACCACAAGGTCGACGGGGTGGTGACGACGGTGTCGGATCTGCAGAACCGTGTCCGCGACCTGGAGGCGAACCGGTGGCCGAAAAGCCTGCCGACGCTGATCGCGTTCGGCGCGTTCCTCGTCGCCGCGGTCGCGCTGTGGCGGGGGTGGTGAGTGGGCTCCGGCTACATCGTCCGCTGGTATGTGGCGGACACCATGCCGTGTGAGCGTCACACGCCGGCGGGGGCGGTCCTGCCGGGCAAGCCCGGCAGGGGGGAGACGCCGCAGGTGGGGCGGCCCTACCGGGACCGGCGGAAGCAGGCGGCGCGGCGGCGCGCCGCCCGAATGGCGAGGGGGAAACGCTGATGGTGCACCTGGTGGGTCGCGACAAGTGGGGAGCGCGCTCGTCGAAAGGAGAGACGCTGCTGCAGGCCCGGCCCAAAGGAGTGAAGATCCACTATGTGGGGGATCGTGTTGACCCGGGCATCGTGAAAGATCACAGCAAGTGTTTGGCGTTGACGAAGACCATCCAGAAGCAGCACATGGACAGCAACTTGTGGGCGGATCTGGGGTACACCGGGTTGTGCTGCCCGCACCGGCAGGTCCTGGTGGGGCGCGGCCCCGGGGTGCTGCCGGCCGCGAACGGCAAGGATCTCAACGCCCGCCATTACGCGGTGATGGCGATGGTGGGCTCTTCCGGGCTGGTCGTTCCGCCAGACGACATGCTGCACGGCCTGGTCGACGCCATCGAGTGGTTGCGGGGCCTGCCGGAGAAACAGCGGCCATGCGGGTACGAGGTGCTGGGGCACCGCGACGGGTGGGCCACCGACTGCCCCGGCGACTGGCTGTATGAGTGGATTCAGGACGGGTGGCCGCGGCCCGGCGAGGCGACGCAGCCCTCGACGGGGGTGAAGGTGCCGCCGTGGCCAGGCCGGATCCTGGAGTATCCGCCGGCCGCGGTCGGTGAGGATGTCCGCGCCTGGCAGGAGCAGATGCGGCTGCGCGGGTGGCGCATCACCGTGGACGGCGCCTACGGGCCGCAGTCGCGGGACATCGCCCGCCAGTTCCAGCGGGAGAAGGGGCTACGGACGGACGGCAAGGTGGGCCGCGACGACTGGGACGCGGCGTGGCTGGCGCCGATCACGTAGGCCGGCATCGCCGGCCGGGGAAGGGCGGTATCTGGTCGCGGGTGTGGTGGCGCGACGCCGTGGAACGGGCGGTGCGCGCAGGCGCGGCCGCCGCGCTCACCGGGGTCGGCGCCGAACAGCTCGGCGCGGTGCGAATGTCGACGCTCCGCACGGTGCTGCTGCTCGGCGGCGGCGCGCTGGTGTCGCTGCTGCTGTCGCTGGCCGCGGCGGGCACCGGCGACGCCGAATCGGCGTCGTTCACCGACGCGCCCTGAAATGGGCGAAGGGCCCGCCGTCGAGGTGGCAGGCCCTTCTTCGCTCCCCCGTGGTCGGAGAGCTGCGCCCGTAAGCGCCCAGCCGTTGAAGAGTACCGCATTGCTTTCCCTTTACCCTCACTGTTGGGGAAAAGTTGCACAGAGTTCCCCCCTAGGTGTAGTGTAAGAGTTGCGTTCTGAGGGAGGTGAAATAGTGACTGAAACGCCCGAAACGCTGCCTGATCTGGTGGGGCAGCCCGACCTGGCCGCGATGCTCGGCGTGTCCATCAACACGCTGCACTCGTGGCGGGGACGGAAGGACTACGACAAGCTCTGCGAAGCCGACGTCGTCGTCTCGGGCACCCCGTTCTGGTTGAAGCAACGCTGGACCGACCCGGATGCGCCGTTGCCGAAACTCCCGCCGTTGGTGGGGGTGAAGGAAGTGGCGGCGATGTTCGAGGTGGATCCCGACACCGTGACCGCCTGGTTCCAGCGGAGAAACGGGCCGCCCGCCCCGGCCGTGAAGATCGGCCGGACGCGGATTTGGACGGTTCCGCCGTGGGAGGAGTTCGCCCACCGCACCGGCCGGCCCATCGACGTGTCAGCTCTGGACAGAATCAACCAGGCCGACCGGCAGTAAGCACCACCGTTCGCCCCAGCCTGGGGCGAACTCTGACCTTTAGCTGCAAGGGGACAGTCGAGGAAAGTTCCCGGACAGCTCCCCCGTGGAAAGGGAAAACAGCACCGTGGTTCTTCAAACGCGCCCGCCGACCTGCGTGGTGCCCTACCCGACGATCCTCGTCGAAGGGCCCGCGGACTCCGGCAAAACGTGGATGTTCGTGCAGCTCACCACCTCCCCGCTGGTCGGCCGCTGCCTGCTGCTGGACCTCGGCGACGGCCGCGGCGACGAGTACGGCGACGCCATCACCGGCACTCCCACCTACGAGCTCATCGAGCACGACGGCACCTGGTCGTCGATCATCGGGCAGGTTGAGGCGGCGCACGCCGAAGCGGCCCGCGCGCACGCCGCCGGGGAAAAGCCCGTCGTGTTGTGCGTCGACAGCGGCTCCCGCGTGTGGGACATGCTCAAGTCGTGGGGCAACGCCCGCGCCAAGGGGTCGATCAAGCATCAGCGGCTGCTGGCTTGGGACCCGAACGCCGAGGTGCGTATCCCCAACAACATCTGGGACGACGTCCGCGACCGGCACAACCAGTTCCTGCACCTGCTCACGACGTTCCCCGGCATCACGGTGATCACCGCACGCGGCCGGGAAATGTGGATCGACGAGGAGAGCACCGACCCGGTGCCGAAGATGGCCAGCTACAAGGTCGACTGCCACCGGGACCTGCTGCACGCGGCGACCGTGTGGATCCGCCTGAGCCTCGACGCCCCACCGACGATCATTGGTGCGCAGTCGAAGCACCTGAACATCACGCACGGCACGGACGAGGCGCGCATCGTCCCGGACCTGAACCTGGCCGACCTGATCTTCAAGATGTTGCGGGTGTCGCCGGGCAGCCAGCCCCGCCAGCTGGTGAGGCTCGGTCAGGAACGGCTACCGGAGGCGATCCGTGACGACGCGCTGGCCACCGTCGACCGGGAACGGCTGCAGCAGCTGCTGACCGAGGCCGCCCACCCGGTTCACCGCGGCCTGCCGGTCGACAACGAGTACGGGGCCGAGGAGACGCTGACCGAGCTGATCGGCCGCCGCCTGCGGGCGCTGTCCGGTCAGGGCGGCGACGAGTACGGTACCGAACCGGTTCGCGTGGTCGCCCAGCCCGGCCCCGGCGGGCAGGTGATCCAGGGGTCCGCTGACCGGCCGGAAATCCCCGCCACCCCACCACCCGCACCACCAGCCGCCCCCCAGCAGCAGCAGGTGGTGGAGGAGGTGGTGGATCCGGGGGCTCCGCTTGATGAGCAGACGCTGCTGGTGGTGCACCGCATGCTCGCCGACTGCGGGATCACCACCCCCGACGAGCGGCACGTGGTGCTGCAGATCCTCACCGGCAAGCGGCTGGCCAACAGCCGCACCCTGACCACCGCGATGGGCGCCGAACTCGTCGTCATGCTCGCCCCGGTGGTCGCCGTCCCCGCACCGAACGACGCGCTGCGCGCCCTGATGCAGTCGCAGCTGACCGCCAACATGACCGCCCGCACGTCCGTCCCGACCGAGGAAAGGTCCGCCGCATGAGCCGCCGCAACCCCCACAAGAAGACCACCCGTAAGAGCCGGGTGTGGAAGCCGGACATGGGGCCTGGAACGTACGACTTCGAGAAGGGCGAGTTCACCCCCGCCGCCCCCGCCGACCCGGCCCTGGCCGAGGCCAAGCCTGATCCGGAGCCGGAGCTGTCCACTGTCATTCACGACATCCCTGGCCGTGACGAGCCTGTCGTGTTCACTGGCGGCGACGCGCTGCCCGGCTTCGACAACCTGTCCTTCCGGGAGCTGGCCCAGCTTGCGGGCATGGCGGGCGTCCCCACCCCGCCCGGCAGCGACGACATCCTCGAAGGGGAGATCCTCAAAGAGGAGACGGCCGCCGCGAGGAAGCTGCTGGCCGAGGCCGAGGAGCGGGGGGAGGGGCCGCTGGAGTTGGCGCACGCGTTCGCCTACCAGGACCAGGTGCACAAGGCGTTGGGCCGGGAAGTCAAACGCACCCGCGAGCGGGCCGAGAAGCTGTTCGCCGCCGCCCAGCTGGTGCACGGCATGAGATCGCTGGACGTGGCTGACGACGGCGGCGGCCCGCCCGTGGCGACCCTCCACATCCAGGACGTCAAGCCGGACATCACCTGGGACATGGACGCGGTGCGGGCGTTCTGCGAGAAGCACGCCAGCACGGAGCTGTACCAGGAGGCGGCTCCCGGCGCGCTGGCCCTGACCGATGTGGTGGCGTACATCGCGATGACCCACCCCACCTATGTGAAGACCCTGGTGCGGGAGGCGTACCTGACGCGCCTGCTGTCGGAGATCGACGAGCAGGGCTGCAAGGCCGACCCGGAAACGGGGGAGTTGGTGAAGCTGGCCATCGTCGCCCCGGGCCAGCGTAAGGGGGCGTTCGTCACCCGCTACGCCACGGCGAAGAACGGCCGCCCCAACGGCAAGCAGCGCATCGAGGACCTGTACCGGGCGGGTGCGCTGGGTGACGTCCTGGCGCTCGGCCCCGCACCCGAACCCGGCCCGGGTGACGCCGCGGAGTAGCAGGCTTAACCCGGTGAGAACCGTACACCGCCTGGTCGCCGAGCTTGACGCGGTCCGCGTCGAGCTCGGCGTTCCCGTTGAAGACGTCGCCGACACGGTCGGCGTCGCTCCTGAAGAGGTCTGCTGGTGGGCGGCGGGATTGCGCTTGCCGTCGCTGGGCGAGGTCGTCGGCTACACGGCTGCCCTCGGCTACACGGTCGGGTTCACCGGCCCCGAAGCCCCAGCCGGGCCAGCTGGCGCTGAACCAGCAGGTGTTGCGTGGCTGCTGGAGGTGCTGGAAGGCCGCCGTGCCGAGATCGGCATGTCACGGCGAGGACTCGCCCGGGCCGTCGGCGTGTCGTACAACACGGCGAACCGGTGGAGCGTCGGCCATCCGCCGTCGCTGTCCAATTTCGTCGGCTACGCCGACGCGGTTGGCTGGGCGGTGACGCTCACCCGGCGGACACCACCGCCGGCCCGTCCCACCGCCCCGCCCCCGGCCTCGGCTGATGGCGGCGCTTCGGCGCAGCGGGTACGGCGGCCGCCGCACCGGCTGGTTGTCCTGCTCGAAGCGATCCGGATCGAGCTGGGCTGGCCACGGTCGGAGATTCCGCGCCGGTCGTCGCACGCGTTGACGAAAACGTCGCTGCAACGGTGGGCGAGCGGGTTCGTCACCCCCAGCCTCAATGACCTGATCACGTACGCGCGGACGCTTCACTGCGACCTGGACGTGGTGCGGCGCGGCAGCGAGGAGGCCGCGCCCGAGGTGCGGCGCCGCCGTGACGTGCTGCGGGAGATTGAGGTGGAGCGCGGCACCCGGGAAGCACAGATAGGCGGCGGCCCCTTCCACGCCGACGGCACCGGCCCCCAGTGGGGGCCGGTCGCCGAGGAGGCGGCACGTCAGGAAGTCGAAGCTGGCCGGCGCGATCGGCTCACGTGGGCGGTGCGAGCCCAGGCTGTGTTCGGCCGAGTGCTGCGCCGGGACAACCCGGAAGAGCTGCGAGCCGAAATCGTGAAAGCAGCCGCGCTCCTCGTCGCCTGGCTGGAAGACCTCGACGCCCAGAAGCGGCAACGCGAGGAAGACCAGGGGGTGGGCGACGGCTGAGCCAGGCCGCTGGCGGAAAGCGCGGGGGCTGCGGAGATCCGTGTCTGGCGCGGATCTCCGGCGGTGCATGTCAAACGCTCGTTACTGTTCCCTTACGGCTTTCCTGGCGCCCCGGTTCCGTACGAATGTGCCGAAGAGCCCTACAAGAGCCCATAAAAGTGTTTAGCCCCGGGGTCCGCCTGCCAGCGGTCCGGGGCTGTAACGACCTAGTCGAGGAGGTCGCGGTGCTAAGCACCACTGTACCCATACAGGTCCCAGCTTCACAGGCGATCGGGGGTTGCAGACCCGCACAAAAGGTGAGTCGGGTTCGGGATGTGTGGGGGTGTCCTCGCCGGTTGTGCGGGCCTGGAACGGTACGGGTCCCGGGGTGCGCTGGCGCGTGGTGGTCGTGCGGCGTTCCGGCGGTGACTGGTGAGTGAGGAGTGGCCGACTCAGGCGCCCGACGAAGAGATCGACGTCGATGCGGATCCGGAGCGCGAGTACTTCGCGATGATCATGTATCACGTTCTGGACGATCCGCGGGTGACTCGTCAGGGGCGTGACGCGTACGTGTGCATCGTGCGGGCGCTGGGCTGGCGTAAGGAGAGGCGCCCGCAGAAGATCACGCGGGAGCGGCTGGCGTCGGCGATGGCGATCAGTACTGACACCTTCGACAGGGGCGTCAAGAACCTCGTGGAGTGCGGCTATCTGACAGTGATCCGCGCCCGTGACGAGCGCACCGGCAACTGGAAAACGTCCCAGTACCTCCTCAAGGACAGCCATAAGAACCGGTTGGCGGCAAGAGTCCTGGAACTGGAGCAAGAGAATCGTCAACTCCGTGCCACGCAGAAGAAAAAACCGCAGGTAGGAGCCAGTCCGCAAAATGCGGAAAGGATAGAAGGTGACACGGCGGGCGAAGAGGACGAAGCGGCGGCCGACCAGTCCGCAGAATGCGGACTGGCCACGACCTGCGAAAACACCGAGTCTCCGCAGGTCGGTACCAGTCCGCAGAATGCGGAACCGCCGCTCCGCAGTTTGCGGAACCGCCAGTCCGCAAACTGCGGACATATAAGAGAAGGGGTTTTAGAGAGAGAAGAAGAGAGAGAAGAGAGAACTCCGGTTCCCGCCGTAGGCGGGCTTACGGTCCGTACTGGCCGCGCGAGCGAGGCGCCTGCGGCGCAACCAGGAAAGATCATGCGTGGCAGGGCTCTGATCTCGGAGGTGCCCCGCTACCGGGAGGCGCCACCCTGGGCGAAGACCCACCTCGGCGAGCTCGCCCAGGCGGCGCTGCAGCACTTTGGCCCAGACGCCATCGTCGCCTACACCCACCTTGTCGACCCGGAGCTGTTCCAGCCGCACCAGCACATCCCGGAGTTCCGGCACGCGCTGCGCCTGCTCGGACAGGCCGTCCAGATCGGCGAAGCCTGCAGAGGCTGCGGCGAACACCCCGGCCGGTGCCGGTGCCGGCCGACGGAGGCGCGGCCCGCCGACGCCGCGTGGACCGAGGAGGACCTGGCCGGTTGGGAGCGCACCCTGGAACAGCTCGGCGTGACCGAAGATGAGCTCGCCGACGTGCAGGAGGGGTGAGCGGTGGAACCGAACAGCCGGGAGAAGACCAGCTGCACACAGTGCGGGAAGCCGATCTTCTTCGCGGTGACGCGGAACGGTGAACGGCAGCCGCTCGATGTGAAATCCGACCCGGTTCGCGGTAGCGTCGCCGCCTACCGGCAGGGGGTGCGGCTGTAG